AAGGCTAGACATACCTCTAGACAATGGTGAGTCTAGGTTCAGTGCAATCTCACCAGTGTAGTGACTAATTGAAGTATCCGATATCCAACCTTTTGAGTTATGCATAGAAGAGTAGGATTCATCAGCTACCTTCTTAAAGTCACCTGGCTTTACTTTCTTACCAGGCTTCAATACCTTGTCATATGCCATACCTCTAGATTCTGCAGTAGCAATTACTGCTCTAGTAAAGGCATCAGCTGCACCCATCATATTTGCTGAGTACCTGAACCAAGGATTAGTAGCAATAGCGTGCATATCCTCGTATTGATTGAGGAGATACTCAGGACCATAGTGCCCGTCTTTTGCCATTGCATCAGCAGTAGTCCTTAGAACCTCAATGTTCTTTTCATTACGGACAACAGCTAAATCACCTCTGCCATACTCCATTGTAGACATAGGATTCTCCAGTGTCTTCTTCCAGAAGTGAGACATATGCTTATAACCATTAACCAGTGCATCTTTAACACCAGCGTATTGATAAGAAGCACGCATGATGGCCTGTGTATCACCCTCCATTAGGGCTCCAGCCATCGTTGTGAGTGGCCTGGCTATGATTCCGCCTAAGTTACCTACCATCGCTCTGATGGGCGTAGCGGTGGCAGAGAGGATGGAGTTATAATAGTTACTATACATACCAGATACAATGAGATTAGGCATCGTATCTTCACCTCTAACAAAGGCTTGTTGTACAGCAGCTAGGTTCTCATAGACATACTTGTTCAGGTCATACATAGAGCTGACCTTTCCATCTGTCAGATGATAAGCATCAAACAGTGGCTTCATGAATTGAGGCTTCTCCTCCATGATCTGAATCAGGTTGGTAGTAAAGCCTTTAACGTTGGGAACAATCTGCCCTAAGAACTTCTCTCTAGCTTGTACCTGTTCTAGTACAAAATCCTTAGCTTCTTTCTTTTGGCCAAGACGTGCAATTCTGTCCCAGACATTCTTACCTTGAAGTGCTGCGCCAGAGTCATAACTAGCAAGTGCTTTGTTCACCATCAGGAACTCCATGCGATCCATGATCATGTTCCTAGCTGATGTAACAGCTGCACCATCACTAACCTTTGCCCATTCACCAGCCAGGTCAGATGCCTGTCCAGCATATGAGGTAGTAAGGAATGCTCTTGCCTTGATAGCATCCATGGTTAAGAACGTGTCCATGTAAGTCTTGAGAGACTTCATAACAGCGTCATAACCTACATTATTAATTACAGGGGTACTTAAATCATCACTCATTTTTCTAAAACCATCGAGTAATGCATTCATCTCACCAGGATTCATATTGATCATCTCTTCTGCTAGCCATGTGCCAGCATCATCGATCTTCTGAGCACTGATCAGCTTGCCATTAAGTAGGTAGTCAAACTTTCCACTCTTAGTAATACGATCTTGGATCTGACTTACAAGTAATCCCTTCTGTAGGTTGTCAACTTCCAGTCCATACTTCAATGCACCCGGAGTAGTCATAGAACCCAAACGACCATTAGCTGTCTGGATATCTCCTTTGATCCTGGCAGCATCTACCATGGCTCCAGGTACACCAGCAGGGTCAGCATTAATAACACCAGTCTCTAGTTGATCGAAGGAGTCATGAATACCTTTTACTGGTCCTTCAAACTCCAGCTCATCTGCAGTCTGGAAGGGCTTACCTTCTGCAATGTTATCTGCATTCTTTCTAGCTACATAGTACTCACCTAGTTCGTCTAGGTTGTACTCAGCTCTAGCTTCTGATCTCATCACAGCATCCTGAATAGGATCGTCTGAGTATTTGATATTAGTGAATTGATCGCCCTTAGCAATCTTCTCTAGATACTCTTGTTCAGCTACATTCTTTGGTAGGAACCTAGTGGCTTGAGTTGTATCAAAGATAGCAGCACCAGTCTTAACGATTCCCTCAGCAATACCAGAGAACAAGCCAAGACCCATACCTTCATTCCTGATCTTTGCATTCTTCTCATCTGGACCATCCATTGAATTGGTAGCCCAGCTAGATGGGAAGAGACCAAACAACCGTTCATTCTCAGGTGTGCCTAAAGCCTTTCTGATTTCACGTTGTAGGTTCTCATCTTCAGGTTTAGAGATAGCAGTATCTACTACTGCTCCAACTCCCATGTCTGCACCAGTGGTAGCAAACAACTGGAAGATAGGATTAGTTCCAAGCTTCTGTAATGCTGCTGGCCCTAACCTTGCAGCCTGTGCTGCCTTGGCTCCTTTGTCAATAAGACCTACACCCACTAGTTGTGGGCCAATGAAACTAGAGACTTCTCTAATTACTGTTAGGTTCTCATCTTGGAATTGTGGGATCTTAGGGATATCAGGACCAGGAGTAACTGTGTTATACAGTCCAACGAATCCATCTAGTGTTCCTACAGCAGGTGCTAGTACAGCTTCTGAAGCAGACGTACTAACCATGCCCTCCATCTCAGACTTAGCAGGTGCTCTGTCTCTGATGTTCCAGCGATCTTCTGGCTTAGGATCTGCACCCCATCCAGGTACTTGCTTCTGTGGTTTGTCTGATGTTTGTTTCTGTTGAGCTGGCTTATCTCCTAGAGGTTTAGCAGCTGGTTTCGATGAAGCGACAGCATTAGCCTCTGTTTGACCAGGGGTCTGCTCTAAGGTTGGTCCTGCTTCAGTACCATCAGCGATGGCTTGCTCTTGTGCTGCATAGTCAACAGCATCACCCATCTCATTTAGCTGAGCTTGTTCTGCTAAATACCTCTTCTTCTCTTCATCATCTAGTTCTTTTATTTCGCCATAAGGAGAATATGTCATAAGTTTATAAGCCGATTAAGGCATTAGCTTTGTCTATCCATGCCATCTCCGCTGTGTCGTTGCGAGGTAGATCAAGCGGTGGAGCTACATCAATGGCATAACCATGTTGGTGAGCTGAACCGTGATCGTGTGGTCTTAAGTAACTTGTTACTCTAAACCCTTTACTTTCATACAATGCCTTAGCTAACTTAGCCTGCCTTTGTGAAGCAAACTCATAGTGTTGATGCATAGCATCTCCACCGTGGCCAGGTACATCACGTAAAGTCTTAGGGTCGTTATCGCCTTCGTAGCGGGGATCTGTGGATACAATTTGAACAACTTCAAACTCCCCACGACGTGTCAAAGGGCTGTTCAAAGCTTGGCGAGAGTGTCGTGATAGGGCTTTCATAAACTTCCTACCATGATTAATCATCTCTGTTTTGACACGACCATTAGGTAATGTGCCATCTAAATATTTCTGTAGGTTGCCTGGACCACCGTTATAGGCCATCGCAGCATGTTCTACATTGCCACCATATTGTTGTAGTAGCTGTGCAAAGTACTTAGTACCATACTCAATGTTATAGGAAGGGTCTTCCCAATCACCACCTGCAAAGAAGGCAGGGTGTGCTGCTTTATTGATCTGCATCAGACCAAAGGAGCTACCGTTATAACTAATGTTTCCTGCAATACCACCACTCTCGATCTCGATCATTGCTGCAACATATGCAGGATCGACACCATGAGTCTGAGCGTGTTGCTGGATTATGTCGCCATACTGATTCATCTCAGGTCTGAACCCATCACCTAGCTCACTTGAGTAAGCACGGATAGATCTGTTCTGTGACTTGAATTTATTTAGTAGTGCTCTACCAGCTGGTGTCATACCACTGACAGTATCGCCAGCTACAGACTCCAGTGGTTCCATGCCTAAGGCTGAACGCTGTTCGTTGATGATCTGATAAGCATCAACATTCAGCTTCTGCGCTAGATACGTTGCAATAGCAGGGATTTGGAAGTCAGGAGTGCCATATGTTTCCTCCATCTTGAGTAATTCTTTCTCATTAAAGATGAAGTTAGGCTTCTCTAAAGTCTTTTTCGTACCCACTTGTTCAACTGATGCAGCTACTTTCTCGGTAACTTCAATAGCACCAGTTCTGTTATTTTGTAATTGTCGTAGATAGTTATCTCTACCAGCTTCTGCGTTGTAGTAGTACTTACCATTTTCTACTACCTTCTCAGGTGTACCGCCACCATCAATGAACTGCTGACGTACTTCTAACAGAGCCTGCGCTTCTGCATTAGGTACACCATTAGCAATGTTCTCTGCAACCTTAGCTAGGAACTTATCCTGTAGGTCAGCAATGATCATCTGGGTTGGAATCAGTGCTCCATTCTCACCAGTAGTATCACTACGTGCATCCTTAACTGTTGCAGCAATTGACTTCAGGCTATCTGTATATGCACCACCCTTACCTCTAGCGTTTTGGTTGGCTTGAGCAGCACTCATGAATTGCTGTGCAACCTCAGGATGTATACCTTTCAAGTGACGTGGTAGTAGCCTACCTGTCATCTGTAGGTCAAGTAGATTCTGACGTTGCTCTTTCTTCTGTTCAGCATTAGCTGAGTACGCCTTAGCAGCATCATCTAGCTGTGAGCTTCGTTGTCCAAAGGTAGCGATGAACTCTTTCTGGAATGATTCGATATCATCTGCAGTATATTTGCCAGGGTTAGCAGCAATCTCTTGATATAGCTCAGACTCTCTAGCAGACCTAGCTTCATTCTTAGCTTCCTTCTCTAACGCTTGCCTCTGCTCTATCGAATGCATATGCCTCTCTGACAGCATCCTTGATCATGTTGGGATACAACTGTCCAAAGGTCCGTCCCTTCTTATCCCAGGGCACGGACTGGCCTTCAATAGCCTCTACCTCTTCATCACTCATGTTGCCATTAGCAATAGATTCAGTGAGATATTCTTTAGCCATCTTGTGAGCGCCACGGGTTCCTAGTCTCTTACCGCTACCGTCCACAGTATTAGTGAGACGTTGGATTAGAGAACCGAAGTTACCGTCAGCTTGGAATGTAGATAGTGCTTCCTGTTGCTCTGCATAAGACTCATCTACAGCAAAGCGTGCAGAGTACTCTTGAGACAAACCACTCTCTGCCTTCCTCATCTCAGGGAAAGCATACTTATTGAGAACAGCTACATCAGTACCAATCAGACCATACTCACTGATGAATTGATTCCTTACAGCAGCCATTGCAGCTTGAACTTGTGCAGTTCCATTAGCAGTAGCAGGAGTAAAGGTCACTCCATCAACAGTGATCTGAGTTTGGTTATCGTTCTCCATCGCATTAGCAATGAAGCCTTTATATTCAGTACCAGCTCTCTGAGCCATACCCTGTTGGTATCCGTACTGTCTCCAACCTGATAGGTTTTTAACTCGACTAGATACCTCGTAGTTATTTGTTTGATCAAAGACCAGACCACCTGCAGCTTGTGTCTCCTGATCATCAGAAGCTAGCTGTGATTCAAATGCTTCTAGTCCTTGCTCTTGCTCTTCAGAAATACCATCGGTGTATGCCATAGCAATACCCTCTTGCATCTCTGCTTCATTCTTTTTCTCTTGCTCTTTAACTCCATACTCCATCAATGACTTAGAGAAGGTCATGAGTTTTTGAAACTCTTTTTCCTTCATCCTGTTATTGAACTCTTGGTTCTTAGCGTTAGCCTTTGCAGTTTCAGAGTTAGCATCCATGGTTGCTTTAACAACTTCCATGTCTCTACGATCTCTAGCATTCTGCTCTTCAAGCTGACTAGCTATAGAACCAATCTGTTTGGGTTTGAATTGAATTGAACCTGGAGCATCAGGTGTTGGTTGATACTTCATCCGATACTACCCGGTGTAAATGTTGATGCTGCCTGTCCAATTGATAAGGCACCTAGATTTGCTGAGGGTGTAACTCCTCCTCCTGGTCCACCCCACGGGTTACTTGTAGGAGGTTTGAGTGAATTGAATGTTTTAAATCCACCAAGAATTGCACCACCAATATCTGCCATAGCTCCCAGTCCACTAGGACCAGCGACACCAGCCTGTTGTTGTAGAGCAGGTGCTCTCATACCTGGCTTAGGAGCAATAGATACTGCTCTCCAGTTCTCACGGTTCTGTTTAGCGTATTGGTCTCTTGCTTCATGCATAGAGAAGTTAATATTATCTTGTGCATATTTCACGTTATCTCTAGCGGCAGCCATCTGCATACCAGCTTGTGCTTCAGGTAGTTTCGACAACCTATTAGCTGTCTTACCACGTGTCTCACCAGTACCTGTAGAAGCAGCTAGTTGCTGCATCCTGATACTTTGTGATTGGCCAAGAAAGTCTCTGTAGAGTTTCTCGTTAGCCATTGACGCAGCACCATAGGCTTTACCAATGGAATCACGATTCTCATACAGCTGCTCACTGTATTGACTCTTCTTTGCTCTCCACTGTTCTTGTGTATTAGACCACTCATCTGTTTGTTGAGCGTTCCTGAACATATAGTTGATCTTGTTCTGCTTATTCTGTGCAGAAATTTGTGCATTCTGGGCAGCTGCTGATGCTGATGCGGATTGTGCGGAACCAGCGGCTCCCATAAGTCCTACACCAGCTTGAGCAATACCTAATGCTGCGGGGGCACACATTTTTGAAACTCAATAAAATGACGATTAAAAGGCCCATAAGGAAACTCCCCTCCAAACTTGAAACCAAGATGTTTGAGAAGTTTTATATGAACTGTATTTTGTGCATATACAATATTCCATAACCTAGGCTCAGTCCTAGCGTCTATAAAACGCTTGGCTTCTCTAGCAAAGGTAATTGGAAAGTCATGTATAGCGGGTGTAGTTAACATCCACACTTGTCCGTGGTCTTGTACACCAGCCAGTCCAGCAATCCTGCCGTCTGGTACTGTGAAATACACGTTGTCACCATGCAGACAAGATAGTGGAATATCAATGATTGGATTTAAACCATGCCCCTCAACTACCTCTTCTAGGTCTTCGGGGCGTAGGTTCGAGGCCACCTCGTAGGCAGCCTCCATAGTTATTGGATGAATAAATTTAGACATACTTATACCATTTGGGATTGAAGTCTCCTTCCCATTGCATGGAATAGAGAATCCCTCCATGTGGATCACCACATACCATCTTCATCTGGATCTCATCATTACGCATATAAATAGGTTGCGTAAAGGCTTCCTCAGATTGTCGTGGGTATGGAAAATCTACATCGTGGAACTTAACCACTGGATCCCTTGATTTACGTTTAATATGTATTTGATATGTAGAAGGTTTACCAACACTAAACTTAGCTCTATGAACTGTTAGGTTTGGATCCCACTTAGATCGGGACTTATCTCCTTCTGCTTTGGTGACATAGATAGTAGGGAAGATAGCAACCATGTCAAATGTCTTACCAACTAGTAAGCGATAAGGACTATCTGGATCAGTAGGGTCAATCTCTTCACCACATACTTCTAACCAGTTGCCAGGCAATACTGCCCACTTCCTGTTGCAATCGTCTGTACCTACGTTGTTGAATAGCTTACTATAGCCAGAGTATATTGGTGTGTATTCTTCACCACAAGTGTACTCCTTAATAGCATCATGGATGTTATACATCTCAAAGTAATAGCATTCATCATTACGATGGAACTCGCTATCAATCGGGAATACAGTGTTACCGTCCTGTTCATAGAAACATTCACCAGGCAACATCTGATTGTAGTGACCATCTAAGTATGCAGCCATCAAGTTATCTTCATGCTTCATGCCGATAACCCTTAGCTCTGTATCACCACCGTTATGTATTACATGGTAGTAGTTATCATCCATACAGACGTGGAAACAAATAGGCCAATCAAAGACCCACCTGAACCATGCTGACTGAACTCGTTCTCTACCGTTGTCGTAGTACTTATAGCCCCACACCTCTCTAATCTGTTCTGCCTCATACATTGCCCAAGGGTTAACTTCAGTGCCCTCACAGGTCACCTCAGTGGTGTTCTGTGGAGCTTGTAGCCACTCGGGATCCCAGTACTTACCAATGAATACAGTCATGTTGCTCTTTGAATGAGCTAGTAACTGATTGTTATCAGCAAGTCGTGGTTCAATTAGCTTAGATAGTTCAACAACACTAGGTTCTGAACCTTCCCTACTAACACCAGACATCTCAAAGAACTTATCATTGAGACCAGCATCAGATATGAATCCAATGTTCTGTCCTATCTTGATAGGTGGTACGTGAGGGTTACAGTTATAGCTAGAGAGTGACATTATCTTTGCACTCTGAGGTTTCAACATATCAGCATCTGTAGTAAACAGAAACTGCTCTTCCTTAGTGAACATCACCAGGCCAGCTGTTGTCTCCATAGACTGTACAAGTGGTGTTGGAAATTCACCTGCAGCTTGGATATCAATAGGATCATCCTCACTGACTGTCATTGCAGTACGTGGCCAGAAGTTATAGTAATCACCTGCAGCTGAACAACAGACATGTTTATCTGCCATTAAGACAAAGCGATTCCTATACCAGGCCATGCCTGTAATTGAACGTAAGAAGCCTCGTTTCTCTCCACCCTTGATAGGTAAGAAAGAAGGAGTTGGTGCTGTGTTCTCATCACCTACTTCACGCTTCTGCCATTTGATTGGAGTAACGACAAAGGTTGATTCATCAATACGGATGATCTCATGTGGCATAGTGCTGAACACTGGTCCTACTCTCATGCCAGGCTTAACGGACTCACGCCATACACCTTCACCATCAGTGTCAGTGTTGCCTTCAAACTTCAGGTAGTAATCATCATCCTCTGAATCAGAGTTAGCAATCTGTACCATGTAGCCATGACGGCATTGGTTAGGAAGACGTGTGACACTATTGACAACTGAGTACCACTCACCTCTTTTCTTAGTAGACATATGGTTGAACAACTGTTCTTCTGGTGTTACCAGATTGAACGATGCCTCTCCATTATTTCTATTAGCTCGGCGTTGCATGTAGATGCCATTACCGACAGGTTTAAATCTAATATCCATTCCTTCTAGGAACTTCTCTCTATTATCATCAGGTCCGTCTACATCTTCAGTGACTCGTTCGTCACCACTACCACCAAATGACACAGTAACAGTATCAGGTTCGGTGTACATATTCTCACCTACAACCTCGTTACCTTCCTCGTCATACTTAAGTGGGAAGGCTCCAGCTGCTTCTAATGCAAAGCAGAAGCCAGTGATAATATCGTTAGCACTAGCAAATGGGATCTGTTCATCACCAGTAGCGATGTCAGTCTTGACAGAGATGTATCCGATATCAGCTTGGACGGTTTGTGTACCGCTACCACCAATCCTAAAACTAATCTCTACCCAACCATCAGATGAACCCCACTTCCTCCACTCACTATTAATGAATTGGTCAGCCTGGTATCTGATGACAATTATATCACCGTCCTTCCAGTTCTTACCACCTTTAATTAATTGTAGACGTGGTGTGTAGTCAGCTTGCCATAAGTAGTTTGTCTTCTCTCCACTACCTTCTCTTACCTGTTGTGTGACACAGACAACCTCTAGACTGATCCTAAGATCTTCTCCATCAGGATTAGAACTAGATACTAATTGTATCTTACCTCCTGTGTCTGTCTCAGTTGCAGTGATGTCTGCTGTTTGATAACCCATTGATAGATCACAAACCATTCCGATCTTATCTTCAGGGAATGGATCTCTCTTATTAGGACTACCTTCTACGAACTGCACATCACTGATACCTTTAGCGTAGTCCCATGAGATGTTCTCCTCAGAATCATTCTTCATTGGATCGTCAAACGCTAAGAGGTAATCTCTTTGATACTGCACCTGACGTAGGCTGACGAATGCTTCATGCCACATCTCGTCATCGTTAACATCATCAGCAGTTAGCTTAGGAACTACTTGATCATTCAAGACAAAGACTTTACCGTCACCTTGAAATACTTTTAACTTCTTATACTTCTCGTATTGATTTCTATCTGAATTAGGATTGTATAAAGGGTTCCTGTCTGGTACTAAGTAGCTATAATTATTGGGATACCTACTCACTAACCCAGGCTTACCTTCACGATCTGGATCATCATAAGGTTCAGGTGAGTACATCACATTGCACTGTTGACCTAGCATGTTCCAGATCTGTACTTGCCCTGAATACAGGCCAGAGCTGATGTTACCTATGTATTGATTAGCAGGATCACGCCCCCTATCAATAGCAAACCAAGTACCATCAGGTGCTGAACCTAGCTGTGCAATCTTCTTAGACCCTAGACGCTTCATGCATCCACGTGTTACGTCAGGGTAGGCATTGACTAAATCTTTTAATTGTCCCGGCACCTTAAGTTGGTCCGGTTGTTGTGACATACCCTGAACATAATTCGGGATTACTTGTGAAACGCTAGCCATATTTATCTATTTAATGTTTGCATAGTTTGATAGCTAAGGTATGTAGAATGATCAGGTTGATTTAAGAAGTTAAGATCACCCTGTTCTAATTCATAGTTCATACATTCCATCCTCAATGTATTCTCTCTATCTTTCAGTAGCTGGAATAGCTGTGGGTTAGCATTCATCTGTGCAGCTGCTCTTACTGATGCAACCGCTGTGATGTATCTCTGGAATACAGGAGGTAGTGTATCGAATGGCAGTAGCCAAGTTACATCAGCCTTGATAGGACAGCAGAAGATATAGGTATGATTCAACCTGTCATATAGATAGACAGGGTTACGATCATTAGACCCAGGTACAGGCTCAGGTGTAGGTCGCTTATCGCAATCTCCTAGACCATCTCCATCACCATCTCCAATGTCAATGTTCCCATCAGGTCTACCATCTTCACAACCGTTACCACCACCACCGTTGTTACAGCAGTAGAACGTAAGGCAGGAAGGAACAAATGCTTTATCATTAATTCCATGCTCTTGTTCGATAGTACCGTAGAAGAAGTACTCAAAGGTATTCTCATTTAGTGCTGTGATATCGACTGATAAAACCTCCATGATTTTACCGTAGTCTGAGTCTCCTGCACCAGCTGCTGTGATGTCATTACATAGACACCAAGAGTTAGCTATGTCAGGTAGGTCACAGACGTTCCTATTGAACTCAACAACAACACGGTGCTCTTGCTCATCATAGATATTCAATACAGCTACTGAGGAGATCTTAGCCCTATCCCATACATGGCTATAGAACCTAGGGATGTTATTCATCTCCGTGAAGATGGTGGTAGGTACACAGTTAGCTAGTGTTTCCTTATCATTACAGTCATGGTCACCTAGACCAGGAGCGTCACCACAAGTTTCGGGGACAGTAAGAATACCAGTGGTGTCACTTGTCCATTCAAAAGTACCGTAACCGGGAGCCATCTCGATAGTTAGGTCAGTGTAGTCCATGTCTTCGGACTCTTCCATCTCCAACTTACGGCCACCATTGGTGATCCTATGTAAGATTCTGCCTTCACCTTGACCTTGACCAGGGTCAGCAAAGGTACTGAATAACTCATAAGTATATTTAGTATTCCTATGTAGTGGTGCGATGCCGTCACCAAAAGCCTTGCAACCCTTATCTTCTCGCTTGTCATAGCGAACGACATGACCATCTTCACCAGTGAGGATGATCCAGTTCACAAAGTTAGCTGCACCACACTGCTCACCTTTAGGTGTACAGTCCATTACCTCTCCCTTAGGCTTAGGACTTCTATGAAGACAAGCCTGCAGTGCTGACTTAAACATACTAGGTGTGCTTACATCAGACACAGAACCTAATATTTCTAGCTGCTCATCTACAAATACATACGTTGGGAACGATAGTTTATAACCTTGTTTGGTAAACCTTTCCCGTACACTTTGTATTGCATCATAATCTGCTGTGCCTTTATAGATATCAACTAGTTCATATCCTAACTGCCAAGCAATCTCTTTATCAAACCTCTTGTTTGCAGTACATGCTGGGCACGTTCTACTTCCAATCTTTAGCAGTCGCATTTCTTCCTCTTCTTAGGTTTTAGTGTTGGTGCATCCACGACAGGTTTAGCGCCTGGCCGTCTGACTACATCTGTATTCTTAATGTATTGTCCATCGCTAATGTCTAGTCTTAGAACATCATTGGGGATGGGTATGTATCCATTCTCGTCAGGCTGCCAACACAACCGCTCTTCAGTATTAAAGATCCAACCTTCATTCTGTAGATCCTTAGATACTTCTTTAACAATCTGAAGGATCATCATAACCTCAGGGTTATTCATATCTACTTCGGACACAGGTGCCTGACCTATGGCAGATAGAACACTGTTTACAGCGGACAGGTACGTGTCGGGATTGTCTTCATATAATTCGTAGGTCATCTGTGTCTCGTATAGATAAAAAAAAAAGGCCCACCCGAAGGTGAGCCAGTATTAGTTAAACGTCAGTTGTAAAGACGTATGGTCCTACATTCTCAGACTGTGATGCATAAGCACTGCGGAAACCACAGGTGCTAGATGTAACAGCAGAGGCAGGAGTATCGGTGCAGTAACCACGACGGGTACGTGCGACGCTGTAGCGAACTGCTACACCATCAGCCACGCCGTTGCCGGGGTGAGTCTGAACACCGGGTTGTACATAGGACAGGAAATCCGCATCAGTATACGGTGCCTGAATCCAGGTATCAGTCATTGCCATTAGTTATTCCTCAGTTTTCGTAATCCCTACCAAACTCAACATGAGAAGGAGGGTTCACTGTGTACGATTTGATGACAAGTTCTTTCTTGGCATCGGTGATAGTGCGGGATGCGACGTAATCAACTTCTTTGATCCGGCACTCACCTGGCTTAGTTACAGCCATCACTCAGCACGCAATTCAATTGCAGCTGCAGGGTTAAGAGTACCTGCACCCATTGCCAAGCGTCCTACAACAACGTCACCCTGATAGAGAGTATGAACGTCTGAACCAGTTGTCTGGATCTGTGGACCAATTGCTGTAACAACAGCAGCTGCATCCTTCTGATAGATCAGACCACAGTGGCTAGTGAAGTCACCAGCGTAGTTGTTGTTCTCACCTTCAACAGTGCCAACAGTTCCAGCCATGAATGGCAGGTTGTTAGAACGCTTGATGGAGATACCAGCAATCTCATAGAGTCCTTCACCGGAGTTAAGGTTACCCTGAGTGTTGCCGTAGTCACGGTTCAGGATGTTTGAATCAACCTGAGCGATCAGTGCATAGTACTGACGAGGGGAGAGGATCGCATGGCGTCCTGCCCGAGGCACATTCTTCTCATCGAGAATTGCAGCGGCTTCAAAGAAACCATCCACAAGTGCTTGTGCGTTGTACTCATTACCACCACCAAGTTTGATGATAGAACCGCCTGGTTCAGGGCCAGGTGAAGCTTGGATAGGATGTGCTTCGCGTGCAGCGAGAGCAATAGTGCTAAAGATTTTCTTGTCATAAGCTTCGGCAAGAGCGTAGCCAATCTTGTTAGCGATCTCTCCTCGAAGCGAATAATGAGCAAGTGTCTCATCCAAGTCGTAGACGAAAGCACTGGAGACCAACAGGTCATCCATCACGATTGTCTTCTCTGCAACTGGGGGATCACCTGAACCGAGGATCGGAGTCCCAGGAACGTGGTAATCAGCAGTCATGCGACCAGTGAAGATGAAGCTTGCAGCTTTGCCTGACTTAAGGGTACGGTTCTGGACAGTACCTTTAGAGATCAGAGCTGTCTCATAAGCTTTGAACATCTCACCAGTAAACAACTTCAGATAGGTTGCATACTTAGCATCGTAAGCGGACACTGTTTGTCCAGCATTAGGATGTCCAGCTGGGTAGGTGTACGAATCACCGTACTTAGTCCGGCCAAGACCGGGCTCTTTGTTAAGGGAACCAATAGAGGTTCCGGTTGTGTTGGGTGCTCCAACATTATCGTTTGACCATGTAGCCATTGTTCTTTCCTAGTAGTAAGTTTAATTAACGGACTACTAACATGTTAGTAAAATTTTTTGTAGCATTTTTATAGGTCTCTCCCTATCGTCTAGACGACAATGAGTATCCACGTATGGGTCATTGCCAAAAGAAATGGGAGGAATTGCACCTCCCGTCAGCTCTAGCTTTCTAGTAATCCCAGCGAACCCGTGGCCTACCGGCACGAATCCCTAGGTGTACAAAGCCACGGTAACTCATACCGTAGCCAACTGAATATGGCCAGTCTTGATCACAGAAGTTCTCCATCTCCTGGCCTCTACCATTGACTGGATAGATATCCACAGCACCACAACCAACTTGATATAGGTGCTCAGATTGAGATGCTCCACCAACACTTGCATTAATAGCAGGAGGTCGATGCCCGGACGTGATCTTAATAGGTCCGAACTTATCACGCAGCTTCTCTAGATACTCACAAATTTCAGTAGCAATATCACATTGATCTTGTGCTGTGAAACGTCGTGCCTCTTGTCCACCATTACACAACTCACTGTACGTGAAGTTAGGTGTAACTAGTTGGGACATAGGAGACCCTGGAGTCAGCTTAGTACGTGGAGGAGTGGGCGGTGTTTCTCTATAGATTGTAGTGAACTCACCTAAGATATCTTCCGATACTTTATCTTGTAGATACTCCCAAGCTTTAATCTGTTGCGGTTCCTGCTTATAATAGAAAGCAGCATCTGTAAATTTAATCATTTTTCTGCAGCGTATAATGCGAACGCTTGTGCTCCAATACTTGCTAGTAAATTTGAAGCATTCTCCCCAGTGCAGCGTTCATCACGGGTGATGAGGCATCCAGCTAATATGCTTGCGACAATGAATAGCTGGAAGCCGACAACAAACGCTACTAACTTAAAAGCTAGTAGCCTCATAGTTCCTTAGACGCACCAAGGGATGTCCACGTACTGCACTTCAGATACGAAGGGTACACGTGGCTGACATCCTGCAGGAGGAGTCACATTGTCCGTGGTTTGAAGCACGGGAGGTACTCGAAGATGAAACATAATAAATCTCTAATAGTTACTAGTGACTTAGGGTGGTTTGGGATGTCACTGGATCCTTTACCCAACTGCAGGTGCAATCAAGGCCACAGGTGTGGCGCTAGTTGACGCAAGATCGAGCGGGAAGTTGTGGGCGTTACGCTCATGCATGACTTCCATTCCGAGACCAGCTCGGTTGAGGATGTCTGCCCAGGTGTTGATGACGTGTCCGTCACTGGACTGGATGGACTGGTTAAAGTTGAATCCATTTAGATTGAATGCCATAGTAGATACTCCCGAGAGCAGCAAACCAGATACCGACCACAGGCCACGCCGCCAGGAAGAAGTGCAGAGAGCGACTGTTATTAAAAGAGGCATACTGAAGATAAGACGACCAAAGTAACCGTGAGCGGCCACGATGTTATAGGTCTCTTCTTCTTGTCCGAATTTGTATCCATAGTTCTGGCTTACTTCTTCTGATGTCTCCCGAATAAGAGAGGAGGTAACAAGCGAACCGTGCATAGCACTGAATAGCGAGCCACCAAAAACTCCAGCAACACCGAGCATGTGGAACGGGTGCATGAGAATGTTATGTTCTGCCTGGAAGACGAACATGTAGTTAAAGGTTCCTGAAATACCCAGAGGCATAGCATCGGAGAACGAGCCTTGACCAAAGGGATACACCAGGAATACTGCGGACGCAGCCGCAACAGGAGCAGAGTATGCGACAAAGATCCAAGGCCTCATTCCAAGTCGATAACTAAGTTCCCATTCTCTTCCCATGTATGAGTACACACCAATGAGGAAGTGGAAGACAACGAGTTGAAATGGTCCGCCGTTATAGAGCCACTCGTCGAGGCTAGCTGCCTCCCAGATCGGATAAAAGTGGAGTCCAATTGCGTTAGACGAAGGGACGACTGCCCCTGAGATAATATTATTTCCATACATTAATGAACCTGCAACAGGCTCACGGATACCATCGATGTCCACAGGTGGAGCAGCGATGAAGGCGACAATAAAGCAGGTTGTAGCTGCTAGTAGGGTAGGGATCATTAGGACTCCGAACCAACCCACATAGAGTCGGTTATTTGTAGAGGTTACCCACTCACAAAAGTCCTGCCAAATGTTATTCTGTTGTTGTAGCTGAATCGTTGTGGTCATTTAAATAGTAGTTCATTGTTTTTATTGTTCTAGTAAGTAAGACCATTTTAAAGACTTGGCTGTCTAAAGCTGGGAGGGGAATCGAACCCCTCCTACACCATCAGCTGAGTCGTGTCACCGTTGTGTAATCCACACCACGGTTATACAAACCAATGCGTACTGCAGTACCTAGACTGATGTCTAGTTGCCGTCCACCAATGAATGGTCCACGGTCATTAATGCGTACAACTTCACAACCCTTGTAGCAAACCTTGAGTTTGGTTCCGAAAGGTAGTGTCTTATGTGCAGCGGTTGCTGCCTGTTGATTAAAGATCTCTCCGTTAGCTGTCAAGTTTCCATGAAAACCAGGACCATAGAAGCTGGTCAGGAGAGCTATTGCTGTGCCAAATACCATCTACCAAACACCTGGGATGATTTGACCTGTTACTGCATAAGCACCGAGTGCTGCGATGATGCCCATCATTGCGAACCGTCCATTGAGACGTTCTGCCTTTTCGTTGTGTGTTTCGTTTACTTCCATGATTTCCATAGGGGGTTCAATTGCGTAGATGTTTGTACGACCGCCGTCTTCTGTTACTGTTGTCAAGTTAAATTTTTCCGGGTGATAAGTCACATCCTTTCTCCTCGCACTCACACCATTGCGATTGAGAGAAGTGAGGATATTTCGTGTGTACAATTTGCGGTCCAGGTGGACAGGAGGGGTGGTCATATCTCCCACAATCTCCACGCCTATGGCCGAAGCGAAGCGCCGCCACCTGATACCTATTGAGGCCCATCTGCTGGATCGTTTCACCAGTCCAGGTTCGACCTGTCCAATTTGTTGAATACATCATTCCTATATGCAGGGTCATTCTCGTAACGAGGATCTTGCATCGCTCGTACTACTTCTGCCTGTGATCTAAAGGCATCAACTGTTTCTGTTGCTGCTTTACCACTAAGCATTCGTCCTTCATAACCAACCTTCTCTGAGTAGATAGAACGAAGACCAGCTACTGCCAGTCGGAATCGCTCCCATCTGTCCGGTTGCAATGAGTGAATCAAATGCTTGGACATCTTCAGGGGGTAGGTTCTCACCTGCCCACGCTGTCATCTGTGAGTATTCATCAGAGCCACCGGCCATGCTTTGAATCTCCATCACTTCCCTATCGGAAAGGTCAGGTACTTCTGTAGGTGCAGCATCATTTGCTGCTTGCATATCCATGTAGGTCTGAACAAGATCCTTGGCATCCATGCTGCCTAGCTTGTCCATCATCTCTGTTGAGATGGTTCCATCATTAGCGTAGAACTCAGCAGATGCTTCACCGATAAGTGTCTGTGCTTCTGTTAGTTCTTCATCTTGTTTGGGAACCTCACTCTCTTCTTCTTCTTTGGGTTCAGAGGTAGCTTCGTCATCTCTTGGTTGTCCAAGTTTTTGTTGGAGTTCCATGTAGGCTTTCTCCAACTCTTCTGCGTCTCGGAACTTTCCGGCGAGCATGTCTTGCTGTTCTGCCTGAAGCTCTTCACCCACTCGAAGAGAGTCAAGCTCATCTTCAGTAAGTATGTCAGGATCCCTCTCAGTATTGACTGTAAGTTCTGCCATCAATGTCCTCTACGATTAAGTTTCCAAGACCCACCCGAGTTACTTTCTGACCGCCGACTCGGATGGGTGGGTTAGCTCCGATGCGATCTTTCTGTGCGTACTTATTGGCCGGGGGCAGCCCCGCCGTTCCCAGGCTGTTGGGGTCCGGCTGCACCGCCGCTTGGCGGCTCGGCGTCTTGCGGGGTTTGCGTGGCCGGGTCGGTTTCGTTTTCTCCATTAGATAATTCAGGGTTTTTACTTGGGTCCATCATTGGTGCAGATGCCAACTGACCAGCCTGCTTAGTCATCTCTAACTGTTGCTGTTGTTGCATCTGTTGTTGCATCTCACCCTCCATAGTTTCTGGAGACTTGATGAGATTCAGGTAGTCAATACCTTGTGAAGCAGCGAGTCGTTTGATGTACTCAGTTGCATCCACATGTTTGACCAATGCTTCTGGTCCCATTGTTTGTGAGATGGTGGTGATGAACTGGATGAGAGACTCACGATCCTGCCCTCTACCTAGTGCTTGTACACCAGCCACAATCTGTGGACTGACTAAGCCTTTAGGTAGTGATGGGATCTGTCTGCTACGTGTCAGTACATTCATCACACGACTCAGGTATGGCACAAGGAACTCAACAGTAAGGAGACTGAACAGTCCACCTAGTTGTTGTTCCAATTCCATCTGAGTTAGTCGTACTTCTTCTGCAGTAGTACGTTCTGACTGTCGAACATTCAACACAAGGAATGCATCTTGGATGCGTTGTCCTAGTTGTGTTGCCATGTCCCATGCAGTCTTAAAGTCTGCTGTCTTACCGACCTGCACAACACCTACATCTTCAGGTCTTCCCTGAATGATTGCACCGTTGCCTGCAGCGGCTAGAGCCTGTGGTTTAGTAGTCGATGATGGAGATACAAGGAAGATAACTTTGGCAGCCTGTGCAGCGCCTTCTACTAGGGCCTGAGAGAGTGCTTCGAGTGACTTAAGATCACCTAGGAACTCTTCAACCCTACCTCTTCCATAATTCTCACCGTCAACTTGATTAAATCTAATCGGGAACCAAGGACTTGAACTCTTAGGTGCAGATGATCTGCTACCTGGAATGATCTTGTCCATTGCTTCCTGATGCCAGACCCATTGGCCTGACTTCTCAAGTCTCGCGTAGGTATACACCTCAACGTCATCACCTTGTGGCTTGGGACCATCATCCCCAACAGCGTTGGGTTTAGGCTCTGGCAAGTCCTTACCTAGTGCCTTTCTATTGATGATTTCTTTAGTAACAATCTCAGTTACGTTTCCGTTCCCGTCACGGTTAAGTACGAACCTATTGAATGGGTAGTTCTTCATCCCATCCTTGTCCATGTACAACAGGGCGTTGCCGGATACAATCAGATGCTTCAGTGCTTGATGAATAGCAACGCGATGGTTCTGTGCGTTGACATAATCCATGATCAGTCTCTCTGTCTTAGAGAAAGACAGGTCAAGCTCACTCCTTACTTCGGGAGGTAGCTCAACACCGATCTTGCTATCATTAATCTGAAGCTTAAAGAACGTAGTGCTAGGTGGCATCAATGCCATCATTAACTTTGCAGCTAATGTGACTACCGACTTAGCACCAACTGATTGCCAGGGTGTCTTGAGTTCTACATGACCACCCTTAGTTCCTTCGCCTTGTTCGTGAACGAGATAAGGTAACGTCAAACGTGAGCACTCCTTAGCTGTTGTAAGGAATGCCCCTCTCATAGAGGAGAGTTGATCGTATCTTTGTCTCGCTTTAATCATATGTTTACGCCATTAGATGGCCCACTTGTTCCTGTGTTTACTCCGGTGCTACCGGCAGACAACATCTGTCTGTTACTAGCACTGCTCTGTTGCGTACTCTTCTTACGCTTAGTTGCTGCAGCCACTGCTACTTGAGTTGGTTCGTTGTTCAACTGCTGTAGTGGTGGTGGTGCAGGTGGCTTTGGTGGTGGGGGTGGTGGTGTGGACTGTGGCAGTGGTGGTGGTGCCGGAATAGGATCCGGTGCGCTTGGCGCTGAACCTCCCATACACATAGTTAATTCTCCAATCTTTTTATAAGCCAGTCAACAACTGAACGTTGACCAGCACGGTACATGATGTGCTTGATCTCATCGTTGGGACCAGCACTTAGTGGTGGGAAGGTTGCATCCATATCATTTAGGATGGCTGTTGACTGCATCCCTAATGCTTCGAGAGCATTCAATGAAGGGTTAGGCATATTGTGGTAAATTATTATTCGAATGCTCAAAGAACGCTGGCATCCGGGCAGATTGTGTGTAGGAAAGTTCAGGTGCCTTTCCCTCATACATAAGCCGATCGCTAGAGTTGGTCCAAAAATTTTTAGCTAAAAATCTATCGCCTTGAGTATTTTTACTTAGTGGTTCCATTACCCAGTGGATAGTGGCTTTGCGTAACTTATCTAATGATTGTGAAGGCTTTAAATTAAGCTCTGCACAAACTAACGAGTTACACGCGACATGAATTTGTTCATCTCGGCTGATGTCAGCTGATACCGTCCGCATTCCAGCATCACCGTTAGCGCGTAGAAAGGGCAGTAATACGAAGAAAATTGCACGCTCGGCAACCATCGCTTTGAGGATAGTGTGATCTTTATGCGTCTCCCAAGCATCGCGTAAGGCGAAGGCTTCCCTCTCAGCTTTTTCATCAACTCCGTAGCTAGAGGCGATGTAACCGAGAGCCAAGTCGTGGTTAATCTCATCTTGGACATTGGATTCGAGTAACTCCCTCGCCATCCCTGGAATCTCAGTGGTGAGCGCATCATTGATAAAATTCCCTACAGGCAATTCCATGTGTCGTAAGGCCAGTACACGATGGATAGCTTCCTCGGCTCCATCCTTCACTGCACCCGCAGTTGTCTGTACTGGTGTCCATTTTCTTTTTCTGTCTTGTAGCTTCTGATAAGGGTTCATTCTGCACAATCGCAATCTGGTTCATTATTTAAAATTTCGTTCAAGTACCTATCGACATCCTCTGCATCTAATGCAGCGTAAGCGTCTGATTTGTCCTGAACATCACCCATTACCTGTAAGGAGTAATAGAGTGAAGTCTGGGGCGATTTCAGCCACTCTTCAACAAACTCATCGTTGTAGGTTACCGCGTCACTCCATGAGTTGAAGCTGTATCCGTGAAGAAGTCCAGTACGGTCCAAGATTCTCATAATGCCATCAGCGACAGCTTTATAATCATCCCAACCAACTTCTGACGCAATTTCTACGTCACCATAGTCATACGTCTGCACACCAAAGGTGCCAGAGTCACGGTCCACTGATCTTGCAATAGGTGGTGCAATTTCAGGGCAGCATGTGTAACCACTAAGGTCTTGTGACCTATAGCTACAGGACGCGGTAGGAGCAATAGCAAACGCTCTAACCATCTTGTATTCTCGGGCAATAGTTGCTGCTGTTCTAATGCCCTCTGCTAATTTTGTTACCAGCTCAAATGCTGGTGTATGTACTACATCTAAATTGTTGTACTGCTCAAGTGCATCACCAAATTGTTGGTAAGTTACTCCGTACCGTCTGAGCAAGTTTGCAAGACCAAGCATCCCGAGTCCAACTTGACGGTCCACCTCGGGTGAGAGGTACTCTCTATCTTTCCCGACATTTGTAGTAGCATGGAGTCCACACAATTCGGACATACCTGAAGCAAAAGCCTTTGGAATGTCTTCGAACTCACAGGCACCGAGATTGACGTGCTGGAGTAAGCAGGTTCCTCTTGAAGGCAAGTACACTTCAAGACATACATTTCCTCTGATTCGTTTTCCATCTTTATCGAATTTTATTTTATTGAGCCAGATATCCCCTTTCTTAATACCTTGGAGGAGGGCGTCTCTAACTCCACGGTCAAGGTTGTCCCACTTTTCTTGGTCAATGTTGACGCATCGTTTAACCCAGGGGAGTTCACTTCTCGGGGTCTGAATAAAGCTAAGAAGGTCAGCATTGTCAGCGTCAAGATGGCATACAACGGCACCATTCTTATAATGCCCCCCACGTCGTAACGTTTCATTTAGTACTGAATAGATTTTTGCAAAGGAAACAGGACCAGAGGCCATAACGCCTGATGGGCGTACATGTCCTGCAGGATCTAAGTTTGATAAGTGAATAGCAACACCCGCTCCATGCCTAAGTGCATAGGAGCAGAAACGCCAACTGGCTTCAATGCCGTCAGCAGTGTCCATCTCATTCTGTACTTCAAAAACTGTGCATGATACGGGTAACCGGGAAGTAGGATCATCGATCCAACTCTGCACACGTCCGGTACGAGAAATAAGTGAAGGTGTCATTTAATTAGGTCGCCAAGATATGGTGGTTGATAGTTTGGTCCCTTTAGTACTTTGCCATCAGCTCTGAAGATAGGGTCTCCGTTTTCATCGAGCTTGGATAGGTTGGATTCATGTAGACGGTTCATAGCTTCGTCTAGATTCCAACCCTCATGGGCGGCATATTGATAGCAGACATAAACTAGATCAGCTAGTTCTTTTAAGACGTGATCTAGTGGTTCGTGGTGATAGGCTTCATGGAATTCAGACCATTCCTCATCGATCAAACTCTTCTGAGTCGAACGTCCATTCTGGGAAAAGGTCGGGGATACTTGAAAGACAGTTCTGAACTCTTTCGCCTGTTGAAGTAAGGTGTTCAATTTCGTTCTGTAGGTAGTGGATTGCTTTTTCTAAATCTTCAATTTCGTTCTGTTTATAACCAGCTCTACAAATATATTTTATTGCGTTTCCTCGGTGGAAGCCGAGCGATTGATCGCGAATAAAATCCCAGACATCGATTCTTCCTCTGGTGTAGTGGGGAGGTGAGGCCATTGTTTTACTAAATTAGATACGTTGTTGGATAAGACGAAGCACTGCTTCTGTAATGCTAAAAATATTGTTCCTAAATCTTCTAGTTGGAACTCTCCTCTCTCAAGGATGAGTTCAATTTGCCGCAACTTTAGCTGTTGCTCCATTGTCAGCTCCAGTAGTACTGGAGGGGGTCCAAAGGATTGGTTCTCCTTTTTTAAAGTCATACTCTTTACATGTAAGTATCTTGGCAAGCCTTGCATTCATCAGAGCGTGCTCTTCATCAAGGTCTTTAGCTTCAAATGCTTCTACAACAGTCTTCCAGTTGTAACCGTTCTCTTCAAATAGGCTTACTGCCCGTTTGATGCCGATTCCGGGAACTCCGCTGTATCCGTCAGTTTGATCGCCTGCTAATGTCTGGATGAAGTGCCAATTATGTCCTTCTTCAGGAGTCACACTCATCATCTCGGTCATGTTGTATAGCTGACCGGGTATCTGTCGCATGTCCTTATCAGGTGAAACAATAACGTTCCCTTCTTCTAAGGTTGCAAATATACCCATTGCATCATCTGCCTCAAGTGTGGGCAGGATCTTGCATGGATAGCGACTGTATAGTTCATTGATAACTCTCTTATAACCACACGGTTTCTTCCGATTACGGTGGCCTTTATACGATGGCTCAATAGACTTACGAAAGTTTACTGAGTCAGAGAAATATAAGTTGAGTTCTGTTTTGAATGGGAATGCAAGGCTGATCTTATCTAGATCCCTCTCTACATTCTTCATTGCATCTGTGAAATTTAGAGGAGACAACAATGACATCATTGCCATAGTCAACCTCTGTCTCTGCTGCAGCACAACATTTATAGACAATGTAGTCTGCATCTATCAATAATTTCATCAATGAACCTCAGCCCAATTGACTCCTATCTTTCCTTCGGCAGCGATAGGGCAGCGTAAGTTATAGTACTCACCTGCTTGTACTGCAGCTAATTCTAAAGCAAATTTCACGTCTTCTGTTTTTTCTGGTGGACATTCATACTGAAGTTCGTCATGAACGAACGCCAGCTGCCTCCCTAGGAGGTCTTTACATAGTGGGTGGGCAATGACAAGCCAACGCTTCGCTACGCACGCGGCAGAGCTTTGCAGGAGGTAGTTTAAGGCTTTATGGGGTGACTGTCTACTGGTATCCTGCGACCATCAATCGCCTTAATGTATCCTCGATCCGCCGCCTTCCTGACATTAAGTAGAAGAGTGTCAAGTCCGTCAATGGCCTCAACATATGCGGTACGTATTTCTTTGCCCTTTGATTTAGCCTTGTTCGTGGGTAAGCTTTGGTCATAACTCTTTCCTATTTTTTCATCACCTGCGCCATATAGAAAGGCATAGGTTACGGTCTTGACAAGCCTGCGAGATATTCCAATCTTGTCTGCATTAACTTGGTGAATGTCATCGTTGAGCAAGATGTCAACGTAGGCACCACCATCATACTTAGATAGATAACTACCAAGCATCCGCAACTCAATTCCAGACAAGTCTGCGCCAACCATCCGCATTCCTTCAGAAGCTCTGAACAATGCTCGATAAGCGAGGTCGGATGGTACTTGGGCAAGATTGGGGTTTCGGTGTGCTGCTCTATGGGTTGATGTGGATATTGAACAGTGATGATGAATCCTCTCAGCACTCGTAACAAGCTTGAGCCATGCGTTCTGCCCTTCGGCAAGCATCCCTAGCTTCTTCGTCAAATCCAAGATCCTCAGACATCCACGCGCAAAGTCGTTGTCTATCTTCGAGAGTGTTGTCTCGTCGATAATTGCTTTGCCTGTTGCTGTTAGTAGTTCTGGTGTCCATGAGTAGTGAGTAGTAAGGATCCATGCAATGTGATCTCTGCTAGTAGGAGAGAAATCTTTCAGCTTTGTGAAGGGGACATCCTTCCACATAGCCTTGTGTTTTGTTATTTCGTTTAGGAGTAAATTCCGATCCGAAGACGAAAGGGTGCCTGTTTCGTAGTACCCCTTGAGTTTCCTCCAACTCACTTCGGAGAGTCGATGCAAGTTCCCATGCAGCTCTCTCGTTAAATCTCCATCCATATTCTTCTTGTTCCTGTAAAATGTGTGCTACTTCGTATTCGAGTTGTACCCATCCAGGCGGGTTGCAAAGTGATCGCATAGTTTGGTGGTTACTTTTACATCTTGCTGGCAGTAAAGCTCCATTTCAGGGGACCATTCCTTCCAGTCTGTGTGCTTGGAGAACTCACCCTTATATTCACCTAAGCGGTGTCCATAAGCTTCTAGTGAGTGTCTCCCATATAGTTGTAATGGCATATGTTTCCATTTGTTTTTCTTGTCAATCTCCATCAAGTTAGGATGGACAAGACGGCTAAGCAATAAAGTATCAGCCACGCCAGTATTGCGATTAAACCAGGGATAGAGCTTGTGGATGACAGGTATATCGTAGCCAATAATGTTATGACCAGAAATGCAGTCCGCTTGATCCAGCAGCTGCACACCTCGAACCACAGGGTCGTTATGCCCTTTATCGCTGTACGTGAACGTTTCGTTTTCCTCCGTATCATGAATTACAAGGCAATGAATAGTTGAGACTTGACTGATGAAACCATCTGTCTCAATGTCAAACACCAGCATTAGTTTTCCAAACGTAGGTCTTATCAATAAATGCAGCTCGCTTAATAGCTTCTGCTGTAGGTGGGTTGGGTTTAACTAAGTAACCCCAGTATTCTTTCTCAGCATTAGAAATCTGTTGCTGGATCGAATTCTTGTTCGACGGCATGTTCAGTAAATTGTGAAGTATCGTTGTTATATGAGAGTGTGCAGGCTATGCCCGTCTCTCCCGAGTATCTGTTCTTAAGGACTCTGACAGTTGTTTTGCTAGGTCCAGACTCTGATTGCTGATTCCGCTCAAGTGCGATAACGCTGTCAGAGAGCTGTGCAATTGCTGCGCTGCCACGTAACTGACCGAGAGTAACTCTTGCTCCCTCCTCATGATTCTGATCTCCTCCTGTTCGTTTTAAATGTGAGACTAAAAATAGTGATATGCCCGTCCGCTCAACTAGTGAACGTAAACGAGTCATGGTGGTGTCGATCATTCTTCTCTCGTCTCCATCTAACCCACTAAGTAAGATAGATAAGTGATCAAGGAATATAACCTTTGTGTCTAAGCCTGAGGCTAGGTATTCAATCCTGTTATAAATAAGATCAGGATCATAACTACCGAACCCGTCAAAAAGATAAAGGTTCCAGTTATTAATACTGGAATCAAACGCTTCTGTAAGTTCTTCATGAGTGTGATTGCCAATGTGTAAGCTTTTGCCCACGGCATTAGACATCAAGCCTAGTGCAGTTCTTCTGTTTGATTCTTCAAGAGCAAGATAACCAACCCGCTCTCCAGTCTGTAAAAGCGAAGCGGCAAGAAACCGGCAGAGTGAGGACTTGCCTTGACCACTTCCTGAAGTGATAGTGCAAAGTTCTCCGTGTCTGATCCCATGAAGAAGCTTCTGTAATCCTTGAATGGGGTAGTCATAATTAGATGGTGGTAGTGGTGTAGTTACTAGGTTTAAAAGAGATTTAGCTTCAACGATCCCATCTGGACGGTAAGGCCTCGCGTCCCAAATAGCTCTACGAATCGCGTCAGCGTCATTGGCAATGAGGGCGTCTGACGCATCTTTATAGTCGTCTTGTAAGTAAGCGATCGAGACCTTGCCAGGTGGTAGGACGCTTGCCGCTTCCTCCGTCGCCTCACGGCCAGGTAGGTCGTTGTCGAAGAACAAGACGATCTCTTCATAGCCCTGTAGCCAGTCAAGATTGCGCTGCACTGATTTCTTGGCTGCCGCTGCCCCGGTCGGGAGTGAAACCATGGGCCAACCCGGCATGACTTCGGCACAGCTCGCTGCATCCAGTTCGCCTTCAGTGATAACAACACGCTTTCCTGTTGATGGGAATAGATGTTGTCCGAAAAGAGTTCCCGGCGTACTACCTTCATAGCTAAATTCTTTCTGTTTGTTCTTTACTTTGCAGCCTTGTACGATTCCATCACGTGTGAAATAATGGAAGCGTAATGTGTTACCGTCTCGAAAGATTTTGTATTTTTGACAGGTTGCTTCCGAAATTCCACGGGATTGCAACCGTTCGGCAGATCCTTTGAATCTAAAATCATTAGTCAATTTAGTAGTTGTAAGTTGTTGTTCTGAACAGTGTCTATGTGTGTGACACACAAAGCAATAAGTGTGGCCGTCTGTGTATAGGCTATTGCCATCAGACGAACCACATTCTTCGCAAGCTATGTGACGTTCAAACTCAGAGGAACCATTCAATGGGGATATTCTGGAATGAAGTCCATTTGATATCATGTTTATCACACCATTGTGCGTATGTAGTCTTAGATTTTTTCGATATTTTATTGAAGGGGTTCTGGAAGACCATGCGTAGATCTAGTTCAGGATGTTGCTCCTTTACATTCTTGATCTTTCGTCTGTCTGCCGGTTCCCAGAATCCCTTCGTCTCAAGGTATATGCCATTTGGTAAGAGAAAATCAGGCGTATAAATATGCTGTATAATATAAGGAACCTTAGTAGATTCATATTCATATTTCACTCCTAACTCACACATCAAATCAGCTACCCTTTCTTCAAGGCCTGATCGGAATGCCATTTAGAAATCTAGGTCGTCATCCTCTGTAGTTGTTTCTGTTGGTGTTGGGGTTACGTTAGGTTCGTCAAGTCGGAATCCTGCCGTTTTTCCAAATAGGTCTGCCACTGCTTCTGATGAGAGTGAACCCGTATCGACGCCAGCCTGACCATTAAGTGCGACAACTTGAACACCGACAAGCTTAAGGCTAGTACCATAAGTAACACCATCCTTGAGAATATATGGTTTCTGGTAGAAGGCAAGCTTACACTGCGAGCCACTATAGAGAGGTGTGTTTTCGTCTGAGATAAGTGTCCCTTCAGTGTCAACAACTGGCGGCTTTGTTTCTTCATTCCAACTAAATTTAACTTTGTATTGTCCTTCAGCTACTTCCTCCCATGGCTCAGGCTTAAGTACCGAACGCTTAGGATTCTTTAGCTTTGATTGTGCCCACTTGATGCTATCCTCTCGGTCAGTCTCAAGGCAATCGACCATACTTTGGTCAACTACTGCACTCAATGAGTAGCCAAACTTACTTGGCTTCAGTACGGCTTGGAACCCTTCAAGAGTTACAGCCTGTTCAGTTTTGATAATGTTGCGTGCCATTTAGCAGAAAAAATAAGTGGATTCAATTACTGATGACGGTTCAAGGTCACCAATAATCGGTGGTGGGGTTTCAGCCCCGATCTGTGCTGCCCAAGACTTTAGATAATCTTGTTCAGCGAATAGATGCATGTATGTCTCTCGTACCTTGGTGGATAGGATAGACATATCAGTTGCTCGGCATAACACCGAGTCATGAATCAACGCTATCGGAGCGTCGAAACGTAAGACACTAAGATGCAAGAGACTAGCGTCAAGAGAATGAATAAGATTGGGTGATGTGGCATTCTTATGGTGATTGAGATCTACTTTATCTGTCTCGCCTATAGCTACGTTTACCCTTACACGACCAAGCAGTTGTAGATCAAGCTGCTTCGTCTCAAGCTTCATAAAGCGTTGAGTCGCAATAAACCCAGATGGCGTGACCCATTCGATGCTATTAGCACCTCTCTTAATTGCTGCTACTACCTCTTTATTAATCCAGTCCATTACATCCTTAGGACCAGGAAAGAGTGTGAATACAGCATTGCGTAATGCATGGGTGATAGCTGTTACATCTTCTTTCTCAGGCTTAAGGTTGTACTCCTCAATTAGCGCCTCTTTTACATAGCCCCAATTGCTCTTAAACTGTGCGTTATAGGGCAATGTCATGACAAGGCGTTTTGCCACCTTACGGGTGACATACTGCCTCATGTGTGCAGGACACTCAGGTAGTGCTAACTCAGCTACAGCCTTATAAGCATCTTGTGGCTTATCTGAAGGTAGTACGTTTACATACTGCGCTGTTGATTTGTCCCTCGCAAGCCCGGCGAGTATCTGTAATCCTGAGCAGGTGGCATCAGTAGCGACAGGGAGGGAAGTAAAATCAGATACGCAAGTGATGCAGCACCTAAAATACTCGTCACAACTGGCCAGAAATTGCCATGGCTCGTCTGTGTCTTCCCAGAGTTGGATGTTACCAAGTGGATCCTCCGCAATGAGTGTGATTAGTTTGTGATTAGATCTAGTCCAAGACAACCTATCAGCGATAGTTGCTTTATCTAGACCATAAGTTGTGGCTACCTGAAAGGCTAACCACTCCTCAGCGTCTGGTGTCATCAATGCTTTCTTAGAGAAGAGTAGCAATGACTTACCAAAGTCTGTCTCTTGTGGTGTTAGATAAGCAGGGATTGGATACGCTCTACCTCTATAGTCAAAAGACCACGGGAGGAAGAACTGTTCTGCATCCTTAAACTTCCTTGCCATCTCCATAACCTTCCTAGTTCTAACACTCTTCTGAGCGTTATCATTCAGTCGGTTGTACCACTCTGCTTTCCTTCTACAGTAATCCTTCCTAGCTTCTTTATTGGTCTCAATATCAGGTGGCTTAGAAGGTTCTGTATCAGCTGTCCACACAGGTATAAACTTACCGACTGTCATTCCTCTTTCATACAGTGTCTCAGCTACGTCCATAACGAATGGATTAATAGCTAGTCCTACCTTCTGAATCCGGTTGATGAACTCGTAAGTTTTTTCTCCCTGTATAGGGTGGTGATCTCCTTTGGCTCTGACGTAATCATGGCCACGCATCACCTCATTGAGGAGATATCCACCACTTCTGCCTGGTGCCCAATCGTTAGGTTCTATTAACATTGGCCAAGCTTCGGGTGAGAACAGCTCACTATTGGCCATTACCTGCTCTTTTATCGCTAAAAACTCAGGTGTGGGTGACAATACTGAAGGTGTCTTACCTTTTTCCTTAACTTTTGTTACATGAAACCAGCCAGTAGCACTACAGACACAATTAATTAGCCAGTTACCGAGCTTGACACGGTTAACACTGCCCCAATTGTTCCATTTTGCTACATCATAACGATTCATCAACGTTTTGATGACTGTGATCTTTTGTTGTGTGCCAATTGAGCGGTGCCAATAGTTCTTTTTAAGAACATTTAGCAGGCCAGGTGCATTCCTTTCGTAATGCTGCATCTGACACTCGTTCTCTAACGCTTGTCCTACGCACTCAGCAACCTTAGCTAAGTGTGATGCTTTGTTGTCATTAGAGAACACACGATCAAAGATCACCTTACAAGCGATAGCAGCTGCAGCCATAGGCTCAACATCTTTAAGGTAGACAGCTATCTCTTTGTATGAGACACCGTTCTTACCTCGCTTGATCTGATATTCAACAGTCTTCTCTATCTCTTTAATAACAATCGGCAGCATGGTATCAATACTTGCTACCCCATATATGGTGGCTGATGCATATGACTGGCCTTCTAGCTTGTCATTCTGCTTCCTTAGCTTGTTTAATCCTGATGCAATGGCATCTCTTTCTAGCTGTACTTGTGCCTCGATTTGGGCCGGTGTTGGCATAGGCAATAACCATGATGGGTGTGAATTATGAATGGGTATAAGCGAACCTATACCCAAGTGCAATCAATTAGATTGTAATGAATGGATGCACCATCTAGTTAAATACACTAGACACGGCCTCATCTCTCGCCTTATCTGTCGATTTGGCATAGCGTAATACGGTCTCGTATTTCTTCCAGCCGCCTAGGTCCATTAACACTCTGAGTGGTGTACCAGCTTCAATATTCCAAGTTGCAAAGCTATGTCGTAGTGAGTGGAAAACATAATGTGGTTCCTTCCCTATCTGTCTAGTTGCTTTCTTGAAATACCAGAGAACTGATCGTCCATCTGTCCATTCATCCCCGAAGATACAGCAGTCTGGGTGCGTCCCTATGACTCGTTTCTCAAGGATATCTCTTATTGGAGATGCAATAGGTATGGCTCGCCAATCACCATTCTTGGTGTTGAATCCAGGCCTACCTCCAAAGTAGAGACAGTTCTTATCAAGATCTATGTCCTTAGCCTTAATGGTAAGGAGTTCAGTCATGCGTCCACCAGTACAACTAGCGAACCTGATGATCTCTGAAAGACGATGATTGGTGATAGAGCATAGCTCATCCACTTCTTCCTTAGTAAAGAACCAAGGGCGTCCCTGTGATTCTTTGTACTGTTTGATACGTGGTGGAGCGAAGTCTATCTCTTCCTCATCATATAGATGAGACAATACTGTCGTGATGGGTGTGACTCTTCTGTTAATAGTTGAGCCAGGTATCTCTAAGTCTTCACAGTATTGTTGGTAAGACTTAATGAATTTACGTGTGATATCCCTAAGTGGATAATCAGCGCCAGCAAACTTAGTGAAATGGTTGCAATTGATGCGGGTTGATACTTTCCCTCCTCCATGTTTCCAAGAGTGTCGTGTTTTGAATGTGTAGTCCATACCCTGTTGCCAGGTTATGTCAGTCATAAAGGATCTCCTTTAAGGTGTCTATTAAGCACTGACCTTCTAATGTCAGTCTTAGTTGCAGTCGCCTACCATTGGATGGATCAGGTTCTTTAATAATGAGACCTAATCCTTCCTTACCAAGGCGGTGTGAGTGTGACAATAGATCTGTATTCCTACTACCACTGGCAGTAGTTAAATCAAGATCTTCCTCCATTGCTTGTTTGTGGCAGTCTTTATGAGCTGCAACATATAGCAAGGTGGATAACAGTTGTGCAGGAAACTCTCGATTAAGCTCCCTAAGCTTCTCAAGGGCAGTTAATACCCTCAGAACTTTCGCATCTGTTTGTTGTCTCCTCAGTGGGTCCATGGTGTGTAGGTGACCAATCCCATTGTATCACGAATCTACCTAGATGGATAGATAAGTCAAACCGAGGATCAGTCCCTACATAAAGGGGACCAAGGTCAAAGATTGTCATGTGTTGTGTGCGACATGCCTATGATGAATTGCAGTTTTACAGCAGTGTTGCTGATTACTTGTCCTTTGCCCTAACGGGACCAGCCTTTGCTAGGTAATCATCGACTGCTTCCTGTAAGATTTGAATAAGGGTCCGCCCTTGAGAAAACGATAGTTCCTTAAGCTTACGGTGAGTCTCAAATGTTAAAAGTGCAGTGACTCGCTTCAAGGAACTTTGTGCAGTGTCACATATACTACTTTACAGTTTTACAGTTTGCAGGATGTGCGTATCCTCTTGTACCTGCTGTGCCATGAGTGTGAGCAATTCATCACGATGAGGGTGTGCCTCAATCTCCTTCATCAAACGGGAAGTCAGAACCGATTTCGTTGATTTCTTCATGGTGTAATAGTTCGGGGATAATAAAGTGCATTGAAGCTTGGTCCACAACAGTGAACTCAAGTTCGGGTTTATCTAACAGTGCTTGAATCTTCTTTTCAGCAGCTGCAGCTTGACGGTAGGTATACTCTTTGACCTTACCTGTCTTCTTATTCTGTGTGCGAATGAGACATTTAACGGTTGCAGGTAACTCCCATGAGCACCCTTTCCAATCCATAAACTCCTCGAATTCGCATGATTCAAATAGTTCGGCAGGTGCATCTGCATAAGCCTGCCAGTTGTTGTCTAGGTATGGTTGTTTCTTACCACTCATCTGATAACCTCACGTCGATTAATGTTTCCTCACGGTCAAGACTTAGTTCTAGTGCGTTATAAGCAGCTGTCTCTTTGTCCCGAGCTAGGATGTTTACAACACCACTAACTGAAAGAACAACGTCATACATATTCAAATAAGTACCTCCAAGGGTGAGTGCGTCCATGTGATGTGTGTGATGACTGTGAATTAGATGATTTCATTAGGCTTGATAAACTGTGCTTTAATAGCTTCAGCTTTGAGCTTCAACTTCTTCAGTTGTTTCTGTACCCATACGGTTTGAAAGCCTGCTTTTGGCATAATATCTAGATGTAATACGATTGGAACGTTGATAAACTGTGGCTGTAGCAAATAGTCCTAGCATCCCTATAATTGCAAGGATGATAGTAGTTTCAGTAGGTGTAGTCATTACTTAGTGGAAGAAATACAAAGGTTGAACAAGAGCCTGCTAGTACATATTGCCTAGCATCGTGATAAGTAACAAAGGTAGAATCGTCTTTAACATCAAGACAATGCATACCACGTAGTTCGTTATCACAGAACTCAGTAAATGTCTCATAATCCTCATCAGATAACCCTGTAGGGTCATCATTAATTAGTGGTGAGGCCCACATATCAGGAAGTGTTAATTCCATTAATTCATCTGTTCTGTTAGGTGCGTCCATGCGATTATGAGTGTGAAAGGGCATTAAAAAACCCCTCCCGAAGGAGAGGTATATTTAGTGAGGAAATCACTTGCAGATTGTTGTCATCATAGGCTTGCAATATGCATTGACAAACTTACCAACTGACTCGAATTCACCAGTGACAAAATCTAAGATAGCATCGAACGATACATTATCATAGAGGTACACATTCTCAGAGCCTTGATACTTAACCAATGCTTGGTTAGTAACTGCATTGAGTCGCAAGTCTGCAACTGAGGATGATACTGGGCTGATGTTTACGTTCAAGAACATGTTATTTAACTTGGATAGAATGACACGGGATTGTGTCAACGAGCTATAGCAGAATCGAACTGCTACTTACACTTAGACAGAGTGTTGTGATAACCGTTTCACTAATAGCCCAGGGAAGGAGTAATTAACTCCGATGTGTGTGAATGTTATTCACCAGGTTCTACGAATTGAGTTTCAGCAATAACATCACCATAATCAATGATATCATCAATTGAACCATCTTCGTTTAGTTCTACAATAACTTCTTCTACACTAATGTAATCAATTTCATCGAAATCATCCGCTTCTCTACACTCAGCAACGAATGAGTTGTATTGTTTAAGAATAGCAGCTTTATCTGTGCTTGTATCTACTTCATCACGATGTGAATAGTCAAGGTACTCATAAGATAAGCAATAGGCAGTAGTCATAAGAAACTCCGGGTGAATGATGTGTGTGAATTAGATATTGTGGAAGAAGTAGGTGTTACCTTTGAACTCAATCGCTTGATAATCATAACGAAGTGCAGAATACCAAACTAATTCCCAATCAATACAATTGGCAATGAATTCTGGTTCAATAGTGTAACCACATGATTCAACTAGTTCTTCACTAAACTCAGCGAATACTCGCTCACCATAACCCTCACATTCTCCATTGAATGCATCTTCGAAATCAGAAACATCGTTGATACCATAGTTAGCTAACTCTTCGATGAAGGTATCATAATCTGCCTCATCAATGATGAAGTTAGTTCGCTCTGCAATTGTATCAATGAAGAGCTGATATTCTAGAGGCTTGGATTCATACCAAGCATCATAATCAAGTTGTTCTTTCATAAATGAATCAGAGAGGTTGTTTACATCAACATTGCTAGGCTCATTGTTTTTGAATCGCATTGCAATGTATTGCTCACGGATAGAGCCAGTTAGTAGAGTGTTGTTAGACATAGGTGAATGAGTGTGAATGTTATTTAGTGAGAAAGGGTAGGTGTTAAACTACCCAGGTGGATAAGTGAGTTCTAGAACGAACTCTAGGTTATCAAACAGTTGCAGATGCAAAGTAGTTCTCAGGTGAACCATAGTAATCAACCAAGCCAGTTACATTTGCATAACGAACACGATTAGGACGAATGCAGTTGTTATTAACCCAGAAACCAAGTGAGATGTTCTCAGTGGTGAATGCATAATCTAACCAGAGTTGAATGATAGCTCGCTTGCTAACATTAGTGTAAGAGTAGGTTTTACCACTCTTGAATGTAACAAGGACAAAGCCAGATGATAGTTGACAGTTAACTGCAACGATAGATGATGATGAACGAGTGATAGTAAAGTTGAACATAGTGATGTGTGTGAATGTAAAGAATGAAGGGATAATCCTTCAGAAAACTATCAACATGTGATAGTTAGTTGAAAGAATATAGCCAGGTGGATAGGTGGCTTATTGCCAGATAATACCAGGCTGGTTTAAGTTAGTAACAGGTTTAGTTTTAAACTGATACTTACCAATGATTGTAGAACGATGTGAACCATGTCTCTTTTTGCCACCCTGAACTTTTACTTCAGTGATAGGGCGAGAGCTTCTTTTAGTTACACATGGGTTATACATTGCCATAATGATTTGATGTGTGTGAATATAATAATCACAAGGGTTTATAGTGAGTTGTGTTCACTATAAGATTGCACTAACTCCCCGATACGAACTTGGGTTGTTATTCATTCATCTCCCAGGACAGGGTTACCTCTGGTGAGTCGCAGTTGTTAACTACGATGTGTTCTAATTAAAGAACCCGATGAACTTGTTTTTTGTCTACCCTATTAATATAGCAGGGTGGACAGGTTTTGTCAAGTGCCTTGGTGGCTTCTTAACAATGTTGTAACAGTTCGACTCTGGTTTCCAGTTCTACTGAGTTACGATGGTGTTGGTGGTTTAGCGAGTGGGGTTCTCGCCTCCTTTCCTCCACTGTTCTAATATACATGGTTGCACAGGTTTTGGATAGAGTATAAATACCTATTGTTAGATGAGCTGTGCTTATGTGTACTGATAAGCTGTGGTTATGGTGTGGCTATGCAGTGTTAGTGAGCGAGTAGCTCGCACTAAATGTATTGAGGGTGTTGTCTGTTACTAATGCTATGAGTGTGAGTGTGATATTAATACACAGTGAGTAGGTGATAGTATTACATTGTTGATATGAATTAGTATTGTCTTCTATTCTTAATCATAGATAATATTAATTGCGGACAGATGTTGTGAGATTTAGAGAGTTATTGAGAATAAATAGTGTTTATTGAGAATAAATCAAGAATAAATCACGATATCAACGAAAAAATAAGATGAATCGATTAGATTCTCAATCCAATCAACTGGCGAGCAAAGTAACACCCCCACCGGGGGGTAAATATTCCCAGCTCCAATAGCGGATAGGCTTCAGACATTTCTGCCAAAATTTAAAGGATGAAGCGATTAGCCCTGTTTAAACGCTTCATGTGACCATCTTAGTCTCATTAGCAAAGGAATTATCAGCATAACCCTCTTTCTGCTCTTCCCCGTAGGTATCATCCATCAGGAGACACCATTCTTTGAGAGCTTTACCAGTATCAGTGAACTTAGCAGTACCAAGAGTACGCCAACAGTTTTTAGGGTCATAGTGAAGTCTTGAGGAATTTTTATAGTAACTGACAAAATAGTTTGGTCCTTCTCTAACACGGTGATATTCGTACCTCATGTATTGAGTATTCAGTTCAAACTCTTGTATCTTCATAGGTGGGGTAATAGTATAAGTAGAAACAGGGGGAGAGAGACTCCACTTCGTTCCGTGATGGATTGGCGGTCTTCCCAGGGTTTCACTGGATTCAGTAGTTAGTAGTTAGTAGTAGTACTTAAGATGACATCATTCAAGGATGTCTTAGTAAAGAAGGAAGGAGTGTCGTTAGACACGAGTTCCTTCCTTCGGCACAGGTTCGGGTCCACCCTTCCCTCCCCTGTATAGGGTGGTGATCTGCCTAAGTCCAGGTGGGGACTGAACTTTTACCTTTAAGGTGTCTTGCTTGTTTTCGTTGGCTTAAACTAAAGCCTAAGACCATATGATTAGTAGCTTGAACAGGGTCATCAAGGAAGGCTTCCTGTATATCAGCCCAGTCTTCACGTCTTTGTAGTTTAGACATCTCATAAGCTGAGATAGACATAGCGTCTGTGTAGTACTTAACGCCTTGTGCAAGGCAGTCTAATCTGTCATCATGCTTAACTGCACCTTTCTCACGACACATACGTGACATTTGGTAGAAGAGCATGTAGAGGAGACGTTCTTCTGGAGCAGCATCAGGATTAGAGTTAAAGTCCCATTCAACAATCTTTCTGTCTACGACCAATCTGTGTTGGTTCATAACAGGTTCTAAGGGCATCAATGATACGGTCTTCTTTACGAACGTTAGCTCGTACCTCTTCGATGTCTATAGCTTGTTTAGTTTGTTGTAGGTGCTTCTTAAATAGCTCACCAACGATACCATCACCGAAGTTTGTCTCAATTAGGAGTTTAGTAACACCAAACTTCTTACAACCTTTAAGGATATCTAGAAGAGTGTTATCACTATACCCGTCTCTGTAAGCTCGCATTTCGTGCAAGTACAGGAAACCGTTTCGCTGGGAGATATAAGCTGCAGCTGTTTCATCTGTTCCTCGACCCGATGGATCAATAGAGCAGATTGTTTCTGTGTAGGAATCCCAATCTCCTCCGATTGACATTGGACTGTAGAAATAATCTCCAGGTAAGCCAACAGTTGGGAGGTCTTTGATAACGTTACTGGGATCCGAACACCAGACGATGTGTTCTGGGGCTTCTTTTGGGTTGACACTAGTGACGATGAGATCGGCTGCTTTAAGGGGGAACTTCTCTGCATCGCTAAGGCTGGTGTCCAGCATAAACTGCAACATAAAGTTGCTACGGCCCATAGAGGCTTCGCGGTCAATAAGGTCATCTTCATCAAATCGATCAGGGTCAGTTACGGACCAGGACTCAGCACCATGTTCTATGTCTTCTAGGAGTTGAGGTGCGAGAGTATTAGCGTATTGGGTGATGTTCTTAGGCATGCGTGCTGGCCACACGAATGGTCTGTAGGAACGTTCAGCTAGTTTCTTGTAGACAGTAAAGACAGTTTGGGGAGTACCGAGGTACATAATTCGACTGTCTTCTTTTGGTGTGAGGATAGATTCAGCTTCTGTACAGAGTTGAAGGAGCTTCTCACGCATCAGTTCAGTCATTGAGTTACCAGGAACTTCAATGTCATCAAGGATCATTAAGTCAGCACGGGATCCAGTCAGCTGACCTGTGATTCCTACTGATTTCACGGACGGTGCTTGGTGAGGTGAACACTTAACGTCAAATGAGATACGAGACCAACGTCCACCTTCATCATTAGGTTGTAAGTGTTTTAGCCAAGGTGTTTCAATAATCAGCTTCTGTAGGAAGATAGACATGTTGTCTGCCCGTTCTTTAGAAGCTGAGATGATCATGATTTTCTTTTCAGCGTTATTGAAAAGCGTCCAAAGGACGAAGGCTCCTGTGATCCAGCTTTTTCCAACACCACGGAAAGCCGATATTTGTAGACGTTTAGGCCCATGTTGAAGATAGTCTGCAATTGCATATTGTGCTCTGGTAGGAGAAGGGAGATCAAGCTGACCCCAAAGTGCCTTGGAGAAAGATCTTGAAATCACCCTTCATTAATTCAAGGGTGTTAGTCATTACTTATGAATAGTTTTTTCAATCCTTTACCAATACGTTTACCAACGTACTTAGCTTCGTTGACAACACGCTTAGGATGTAAGATCGCTTTCTTTTTTGTCTTACGTTCAGCTTGATAATCGTTTTCACGTTTATTAGCTCTTTTGGCGGCTCTGTCCACAGCTTTGTCCATTGAATGTAAATGGTCTTGCTCTTTCTGCAATTTGCGTTTCTTCGCTGGAGTCAGTTCTTTAATCTTTGGGTATTTAATTTTCATTTAGTTATTCCTTAGTGGACAGGTTAGCGAATTTTTTAGATTGTTCAAGAATGATTTTCCGGCGTTCTGCATATGGCAGGTGACCATACTTTTTCTGGAAGGCTTTAAACCTTGCACCTTGAACTTTGTCGATAGCTAATTCATCAGCCCAGCCAAGCTGTAACTGAAGTGCTAATGATTGCTCTTTAGGTAGGTCTTTAATTGGAGTACCGTGGAAAGTATCTAGTGATCTGTCTTTTACTTTCTTACCATCAACAACTTTGCTACCTGGCTTGACATTCCAATCTCTACGTTGTTTGTCAGCATCTAGATGAACGTCATTATGGTCATGACTTTTGATACCTGTTTTCTTAGAAGCCTTAGATGATTTAACACCATCAAACATAGGCTCATAGTTAGCACTGTTATTACCAGGATGTAAGCCACCTACTGCTAACTGTTGACGGCGTTCAGCTGCCTCTGGGCCAGTCTTACCTTCAAAGAATGCACGGTTATCTTGGATACCCATACGGTGATGTGGAGTAAATGGTTTAGGAGTTTTAGAGTTAAACTGACCTTCAGGTAAGCCAGTTGCTGCACTTTGGTAGTCAGGTCTGCCTTCCATTCGGATAGGTTGACCTTTAATACCACCTTGAATGTCACCACTCATACCTCTGAAATCAGCAGGTCTGACTGAACCTCTAACAGGTGGTTTGTTTTTATCGACTAGAAGATCTCTAGCCTTCATCTTTTTCAAGGTTGCTGGACTAGGTGTACGTCCAGCTGCATATACAGTTTCTGCAGGTACTCTGTTTATAATTGCTTTGGTAGCTTTCCTGCTTAGGGACTTAGCTTCACCAGCACCTGGTATTGCCGCACCTATAAGTAACTCAGTAGCGAGAGAAGGTATGCCAGTATGCTTTTCAACTGTTTGACCGATCTGTCCTAATACAGCGTCTTCACCATCAGCCAGTTTGTACATTGCATCAGTTAATGGTGCAAATGCTCCGCTAGTTGCTGTATGAATTGCTCGTCCAGCCGGGGCTGCATTACCCTTCTTTATTTCATTTACTCCATAGTTAATTTCGTTAAGTGCTTTGTCTTTGGCTATAGTTAGACCTTGTACTTGACCTTGTACAAAGTCCTTTCCAATCTTTAAAATTTTATCCCACATTTGCTTTAACCATGTCGAGTAGAGTTACATATGCAGTCGCATCTCCTCCAGAAGCTTTCACAGCTGGCTTAGAATTCGGTTTGGTAGGAATAGACTTAGCTGGCTTATTAGGGGCCTTAGAAGTCTTTCTAGGTGCCTTAGATGGCGTTCCTGATTTAACTTGTACCTTCGTGGATACGTTAGACTTTGATTTAGGCTTCGGTGTACTTACTGAAGCCCTATTCTTTTTAACGGGAGGAGCAGCCTTTTGACGCTTCCTCCCATTTGTTGTTGAGTCTTCTGTTGAATCCTCATTCTTAATATCGACACCCTTCTGAATTGCTTTTATAGCTCTAGGAGTTAAGTGTGCATTCTTAAGGGCATTTATATTATCGTTACCGGGATCGTTAGTTGCTTCCCGTGGCGTAGTTTGGTGCTTGTCTCCTAGATCCATAAATATGCTTTTCTATGATGTATTCCCGGAGAGGCCTGAGTCCAAACTCATTCCTCATCCAGTCTTGCCAATTGGTACTTCCTTTTCTCTGATTGCATGTGCTGCAAGCGCAGACACAGTTACTATCCAAATCTTCTCCCCCTCGTTTACGGGGTTGCACATGGTCGATTGTAAGTTCATTAATGTCATAAGATTTTCCGCAATACACACAAGTCTGACCAAAGTGTTCTTTGATCGCACGCCTCCAAAGGCGTTTAGCTTCGGGGCTTGTCATTGCTATTAGGTTGTAAAGGTAGTGGTCAGAGGTAGGAAGTAGTGGTGTCATTTCTTCTTTTTCTTTTTGTGGTTACACTTAAGTTTGTCACGATTTCTCGCACGGTTAGTTGATGCTTTCTCTAGGACGGTTGTCCCGCACTTAGTATGCGAGACATCCTTACCATCACCGTTACCGTATGTTCCACGCTTACGATTCTCACGGTTGAGTTCAACACGCTTATCTGTAGCCTTCTTAGTCTTGTTATATTTCGCCTGCTGCTTCAGACGACGCTTACGTGCAGCAGGGTTCTTTTTATAGTAGTCAGAAGTCTTAGCCATTTAGATCCAGCCAGGAACAGAAATGATGTATTCATTACCAGCGGCGGGGGTAAACCTATTAGCGTAAACGGTTGAACCTGTACCACGGACATATTTGTTAGAACCATTATCCGTATTCACCGAGCACTTAAACGATTTAATCATTATTCCGGTATCTGCATTAGAGATACGTATAATGGCATCAAATGTTGAAGATTGATCCATCGACATATCTTGACCACCAAGGCATGTTGGGTGCATGTAGATATTCCCGCTAGCAAGGAAGAACTCACCAGCAGTGAGATTTGATGCAGTCGTATGATCAGCATATTTGTAGAAAGCGCCAGGTAAAGATACGTTGATCTTTTTATCTACATAGCCCTTACTGGTTGCCATGTTGGGTTGATGAGGTTCAGAGACGTTGTAGATACGTGTCTCAGGATTACTACCACCAGCCAACACAATATGTGTAGTGTAATTAGAATCGCCGTTCTTATCAGGTGTAGTTCTAAGCCTCAGTTCACCACCATTACGTTGGAAGATGTTAGTGGCATAATCAGTCGCTGATTGCTTAGGAGAAATGGAGAACTGATCAGAGTCCCCACCGTTACGGAAGTTAATTCCGCCAGTGATTCTTCCGCCAGTAAGAGGCAGATAATCTGCTTTATGAGGCGTCCAGAGCTTCGTACCCCTATCGTAACCAAGGACAGTATCAGTCCTCTTAGTTGGTATTGATGGATCACCAGGAATCGGAAGTGGATTAATAGGATCAATTGGATCAATTGGATCTATTGGATCTACCGGAGGGTTAGGATCAATTGGATCTGGAACAATAGGATCTGGAACAACATCAGCAAGCCTGACTGTACAAGTAGCACTACCATCAATGGCAGGCTCATTAGTCATCTCCGCAAGCCATTTAGGTATGGTCTTGAATTTAATGTATTGATAATCACTATAAGCAATGATTCCTTCTGCTTCACAGACTTCATCCCACTGTTGGCCTTCAATCTTGGTTTCTAGGCGTAGTCGAACTCCACCTTTAATCTGATCTAACAGGGGAGTAGGATCTACACCACCTCTAGCTTTATTATTGACAACCAATGTACGATCGGAACTACCAGTAGGAGTTCGGGCAAAGGCACCGGCTTGAGGGTAATCAGTCCTAACGTACTTCTGCCAAGTCGTAGCATAATCATTTGCTCTGAGACTGACTAATGAACGAGTAGGAGTAAGGTTAACGTCCTTCAGTTGTCCAAGATATTCAACACCACCACCAGTTGCAGGAGGTCCAGGAGGTGCAGGAGGAGCACTCTCTAGTGCAGTGATACGAGTTTCGTGGTCATCATTGACTGACTTGTTAGCTTCAATAGCTTGCTTATTGTCTGCAATAGCTTGCTTATTATCTTCAATACGCTGTTCATGATCATCATGATCTTCCTGTTCTCTCTTAGCAAGAGCAAGGATCTCAGCTTCAATGACAGCATCTAGTTTCAGGTTAGCTTCATCTTGACGTTTCTGATCCTTGACGGTTTCCTCAGCATTGAAGTCAACCTTCTGATTAGTAACCTTAATATCGTTATCAAGACGCTCAATGATCTCTTCAAAGTTATCGGGAACTTCGATAGCATCAATTTGTGCTTGTAGGTCACTATCTGTTGCCTTACGTTCTGCTGTTTCAGCCTTTACTTCGGCGTTAACCGTACCAATTTGATCAGCACGTGTAGCACGTTCAGCACCAATAGAATCGTTAGTGTTAGAAATACGCTCAGTATTATCTTCAATCAAACGTTGCAACCCAGCATCACCTGTAGCACGAAGAGCAGACTCACGTTCAATTAGTTCACGTAGACCACTGTCTTCATAATCCTCAGGCATCTCAGGGATGTCTAGGCCATTGATACGTGCAAGTAGCTTGTAATCTTCATCAGCTCTAATGCGAGCTTCTTCTACAAGGCTTGCTGAGATCTTAATGTCATCAGCAATACGTGCAGCCTTCTCAGTTTCAATCTTCTCCTCTAGTGGGAATGGATCAAACTCAGGCTTAGCTGCTAAGTCATCAATCTTGGCATAAAGGTCACTATGCTCTCGCTGGTTCTTACTGACAAGTTCTTTGATCGTTTGATCGACTTTGACTTCACCAACAGCACGTGTTGCACGTTCTGCTGAAATAGCATCATCCTGACGTTTCTGATCAACTTCAAACGTGTCATTAGTGACGTAGTTATTAGGTCCGCAAACAGTCACACTGAATGCTGTATAGGCAGCGGCACCAGAAATATCAGAAGGAATAGTATCTTCTACGGTGACTTCATAAACGTGCCAACCCGTAGGAGGTTTGATTGGTCCTTTGACATCAGTAACTACGCTAGACCAGCTTCTATCAAGCTCATCACCATCAATCCGCAAAGTGTTGCCAATTTCTGGTATGGCATAGTCACCTTCACGATCTTCAAAAATTGCACTGCAAAAGCTAAATACATTCCCAGAGGCACTGAATTCACTATTGCCAGGGAACGGTGGGCCATTTGAAGTTTTGATTGGCCTAGGGAAGCTACAAGATTGACCGTACTTTGCTAAATATAGAAGTTGAAGCTCTAAGATACGACGTGATTTCTTTAGCTCTGCATCTTGCTCAGCTTGACCAGCAGTGAACTCTGGCTTAGTAACCCAGAAGCTAGGGTCAAGTGCTTCAGCTCTCTTCAATAACAGTAAGACGTTCGTCAAGAAACTCGTTTACTTCCTTCTGATTCTTTAGATCATTATCAGTAGCAAACTCCTCACCAGACACCTCAGTCTTAACTGTAGTAGGTGAACCAGGTGGCTTAAGTGCCATGCTGTACAGCAGACTATTTACATCCTGCTGAGTTTTAATGTCATCAAGAGCAGAGAATGTACCACCTACAACACTGACATTGGATGTATCAAGTTCATCGAACTTCTCATCTACTTCATCCTTAGTGTAGTAGTCATCGGGATTCATCGCCTCAATGTCGTCTAGGAGTTGATCAATCTCATCTTTACTATAAAATTCAGCAACTAGAGCATCAATCTCGTCCTTATCGTAGTAATCATCCAGATCCTCAACATCAAGTGCTGTAAGAAGTGCATCTACTTCAGTCTTGGTGTAGTACTTAGATGGATCGAAGGGTGATCCTCCAGTTCCACCACCACCGCTGCCAGCTGTCTCACATACGTTAACAACATGCTTAACGTAGCGCCCAGTTGGCACGTCATAGGAGTCTCCTCCACTAATAGTTTGTCCATTGTCGTCTACGCATGATTCTACTTTTAGATCATCGCAGTTGTTTTGTTTAGGCATTACCTTTTATAAAGTCTATTTTGTACAAGTTCGGGATCTACCTTTGGCATTAGTTTTTGTAACTTATCCAAGGGGTTCCCTTCTATTTGGACACCAGTGATGTCATTATTTTTTAGCCAATCACAGGCTGCTTTTAAATCTTGGGTAGAGGCCTCCCCCGATTTGATACGGGAGAGGAACTCTGTTGTAACTAGATTATGCAGCTCACTGAATTGGTCTTCAGTGGCTTTCTTCATTAATGAATACCATGGGGCGGACAGGTTCCCCATCCAGGTTTATTTTTTTCTTCCCAGCTAGTACAACCTGAATCAAACTGATTATATGTAATTTGGTGATATACACACCAATTAGATAAGTCTTGGTTAAAACTAGATGCACCTTTGAACATGCAATACATCCAGTCGCAACTTGTTACTTCCCAGTCGCTCATGCCTTCACCATTAAAGTCTGGACAGTCTTCGAATACTGATTGCATATGCGTTACACCTTGCGTAGTTGTCCATTCCCCAAAGTTCCAATTGGATTGACTACCCTTAAAGAAATCAGTCAATTCTCTCTCGACTAGGATTATAAACTCCTGACCAGGATTCATTGTATCGCACTCTCCTTGGTCATTTCCGTCTATGTCAAATACCCTTCCACGCCTTTGTGGTTTGAACTTTACTGGACCAGTTGCATCTTTTATATGCAAGAGGCAGCTACCCATACCAACATGTTCCTCCCACGGCCACGCTTCACGGGGAAGGCATTCATTAGATTCAATCTCTTCGTTGACAGTGTAGTTGTGAGTATATCTACACTTAATCTTATAGGATTCGACGTTATAGATATATGAATATTCATCTAATGGTTTAGCTTTTCCGTCGTATTCAACCCAACCTTCTACACCAAATCGTTTATCTATCCACCAATTGCCACTACTTTTTTTCCACCAACTGTACTCATATTTAGCATTCTGATTACCATCACAATCTACCAATTCATACCCAGCAGGTGTGGCATAAAGATATGTGTTATCCCTGCCTGGCTTTGGCACAGTGTCAGGATCAATAATTGGTGGACTAGTCATTTCAACTCTGCATACTTTTGGAGCTGCACCTGCAGTAGTGATACATCCACCTAAGGTGTAGGCATGATCATTGCTGTCTGGTTGGAACCAAACTCTAATAATAAGCAACTCTCCTTCCTTGATACCATTGGTTGAGTTCTCTACCTTGCTCCAGAAATTATCATCATTTTTGTCTGGAATGGATGCTTTAAAGCCTTCAGGAGTACCATCCCATCCCATTTCATCTGACAATCCTCGACCAGTGTCAATCGGACACGTAGGCCTTCCGACTTCGTAGACTGGATCTATACCATCAAGTACTGTGGTATCCGCTTGAGCACATAGAGTCCAATGGCAGCGAACCTTGTCATACTTGTTTCCAGAGTTATGGATAAGGGGTACATCCATATCGATCTCTCTTGATCCAATTTTATGGCTGCGTACTATGGGTACCCCTGTACTAATTATAGGATAGTAAACGTCCTGCCCCCACCTTGTAGTGTCTGTATCAGACTGTCCGTTGTATTCCCACTTGGTTACAATATTGAATCTACAGAAATACCAAATCATATAGTCTTCAACATCTTGTGCGGTGCCGTCATACTCCACCCATTGTGAATCTGGCTCCATGACATCATCATCACCACATGCTTCCCAGCGATAGAAGTATTTAGGTGGGGCTGCACCTCTTGTTACTTCTTTAAGCTCATATCCAGTAAGAGTAGCTTTAGCCTGCGTTAGGATTTTTGTATGGTTCCCGTCAACAGTAGGTTCTGATGTAACCTCTACCGCATAACTTTTTGGAGGTGCAGCTGTAACAGTAACTGTGGCGCTGCTATCTGTATAGGGGGCACCGAACCCAGGTACGTTTTCAGTACAACCCTGATGTCCAACGTACTCATACACACCTTCAATCGTTACAACATCACCAGCTTTAACCTTTGTTCCCCACATACTTTCTGCACCATTGAGGAAGTCGATCACTGCGGTCGGCACATCACCATTCTGATAGTCCACTTCATCGCCCATGATAAATCCGTTGCACTTGAAGCCATACCTAGCCCAACCTTGTGTATGAGGGTTATCAACCTTGAATTCAGGAAGTTTGACATTATCTGCAGTGAAGTTACCGATTTCTGTTCCAGTAATTACACCAGGTGTGATGTTACATGGCCAACAAATGTATTCATGCCAGTTACTCCTTAACTGTTGTACCTCGTCACCACAGACGGCTTTGTCTTCGATATAGTAAGCCTTCCAATTAGCTTCAACCCGAACAATTTCACCAATTTCCTGAACTGTACCGTCGTATTCAACCCAATCAGAAGCTGGTTCGTAATCGTTCCAAGCATTATTACCTGGCTTGCAGTTCTTCATGATTCTGTAGAAGAACGTAGGAGGTTCGGTAGAAGCTGTAGTAACTTCAGTCGTCCAACCGGCAGTAGTACCACCAACCCACTCACCCATTTTGCAATTCTTTTTAGATGCGCTAGGTGTAGTTAGTGAGGTGGAATATATTGGAATAGGCTCTGGTTCTGGAACCGTCTCTACCTGCAGGTATTCAGCAAGACTCTCTAGTGTAATCTTGTAATCGACTCCCTCTCTATTGACGAGTAGGAAGTCGTCGCTTTTTAGTTCACTCATTTTTTGTTATTTACTCAGGAAAGGGTTTGCAGTTGTGAAATATCTTTGGCAAGGAATTTTGCATCTGATTCGGCTTTGGTGTAAGCATCAACAGAAGTATTGGTGTCGCTCAATTCAACAACGACAGCTGAAGTAGCATTAGCAGAGAAGGTTGCAACTTGCAGACCGTTCTGCTTAATGGTCAGTACACCATCACCAATGGTTGGCTGGTTATCAATCTCGCTATAGTCGTGGCGGTGAGCTTCAGGTTTGAACTCAGAAGGTACACCAGACAGGTCACCATAAGCACCGGAGAATCCAGCAGGAAGGGTGATAGTAGTATTAGCCTCAGCGTTAGCGCTGAATGTACCAGCATTAGAACCATCAGAGTTATTAATTGTCAACGTACCATCGCCAACAACAGGATCACCAACAGTGCCACCAGCGTGCCAGTTGTTATCACTACCAAACAGAACAAGAGTTCCGTTCAGAATGGTGTCACCACCAAGACCAGCAAAGCTGTTATCAGCAGTTTCAGAGTCATTAAGTGAGCTTTGGATGTAAACATCACCAACACGTCCAGTAGGTGCTACCAGCTTGACATTAATGAATCCCATAGGATGCAGAGCATCAGGGATTACAATTGCAGGAAGAGTGATTGTTGCATTAGCAGTAGCGTTAGCACTGAAGGTGCCAACAGGACCGTTTGCATCAGCAATAGTCAGTACACCTTCACCAACAGTAGGAGCACCGATAAGGTCAGTGTAGTCACCAGAGAATCCCTTAGGGAAGGTAACAGTAGTGGTAGAACCAGTAGCTTGGTCAGCATTGAAGCGACCAACCTCATTACCATTTGAATCCTTAAATACAAGCTCACCAGCTCCAGGCTGTTCAAGTGTGGTATTTAGGTCAGTAACAAGTGCAGCATATGTAGTCTTGTAGTCAACACCGTCGCGGTTGACAAGGAATTGATCAGAAGTCTTAAAAGCCATGATAATTAATTAGTTAAAGTTAAACGATTGTTGTAAGTGATGGAATGTAGCTATTTGGTAGCACCCAGGGGGCAGCTACGTTGGACCATTGTTGACTGCCAAAGATCAAGACTTGACCAGGCAATGCATTCTCTGCATCAACATCAACTAGGTCATCTAATACAAGGGCATCTACCTTGTCATTTAATGCAGCAATCAGATTCTTGAGTTCAGTCTCAAGATTGTTAATATCACCATGGATATTTCCACCCAATGCTTCTAGTGCAGCAATACGTCCTTCATGATCGATAAGCGTATTCTGATTTGCTTCTACCTCTTGTTCGATGGTAGTAATAGTAATGAGGATTTGTGTAATCGATGCTTCAACAGCATCCATCCTCTGCTCAAGAGCATCTGTACGATTCTCAAGAGATGCAACAGCAATCCATAGCTTTTCAATGTCATCTTTAATATCGATGATTTCATTGAGGGTTAATGTATGCCAGTCACAGGTCTTCTCTTCCAGAGCTAACAGACACTCATTAATGTACTGGTTAGCATCTTCCTGTACTTTGATATTACCAGAAGTTGGAAGAATCTTACAGCCGTTTGCTGTTGTCCTATTGGGATCACCCATCCGGTTGATTGAACCAGGATTGGTAAGAATAACCTCAGAAGTATCTACAGCAAGTGTAGCTCCATTCTGAATAAAGCTACCGTCAACAATTAGATTGCCTCGAATAACAGTATCATCCAGTTCTGTATCACCATGCACTTCCAAGTCACCATTAATGGTTACCTTACAAGAGGGTTTAGTAGGATCACATTTGTCTGCTGTTTCAACAACCAAACAGTTGTTGACTTTCATCATCTTATGACCACCAGGCTTGATGCCATCATGGACACGTAGTACCCAATCGGTGGTATCTACAGTTACTTCTCTTGGAGCACCTGTAAAGTCATCGGAGTTTTCTCGTGATCCGCCACGCCATTGTACTTGATCAGCCATAGTTATAGTTTGGGTTATAATCGTTTGGATTGCCTGGTGAATAGCAGATAGAGTTTGGTCCTCTATCAGAACCTCTGTAGCATTTTGGCGTTGCAGCTGTTATTTCACCATGATCGAACTTCTTATTACCGTTCATCATGTCAAAGCCATAATCAAATGGACTGCAAATTGCTTCAAAATCCATGCAGTCAGGTTGATCAACTACAACTTCTGCATAGGTAAATGAAGTGCCATGGCCAGGCATTCCAGGGTCACCCGGACCCATGCAGCCTTGACCTGATTGGTCTTTAGTGTTGCATTCGCCAGGTCCACCTGGTCTTTGAAGATCACCACAACCGTGATAACCAAATGTACGTGGATGGATACGATAGACGTGGCACTTGATATATTTCTCGTATTGAGGTTGATAGTTTTGGGTTACATCTTTATGTTTCATTTGTACATATTCTCCGTTGTAATTGTGCCACGACGTGACATACCGTCGTTCTTACTCTTGTTAGTTTTTAGGATACGAATAGCAGCCTTATCTTCTGCATCAAGGTGAGCCATAGCTTGTTTAGCAGCTTTCCTTAATTCCTTGTCTAGATAAGTATGAACACTCATGTACTCTTCAGATTCAATCTGACTAGAACGTACTCCTTTTTCCCTAAATTCCTTCATCTTTCTCAGATAGGCTTCTCCTTTAGTAGTTCTCATAGTAGACAATGCTCTTGAGAATGTACCAAGTTCACCCATCTTGTCAAAGATTCTAGATCGTTGTTGGGATGTCAATTCAATACCATCGACCTTTGTCATTGCAGGACGAGAGTCATATTCAATATCAATAAGGAACTGCTTATTAGGTGTCATCTTATCTCCCATGCGATGGCCGAGGAATGCATTAGCTGCACGTTGTGCCCAGCCTTCTACAAATCCAATAGGCTCATTATCAACCCAGCCCCACTTAGTACCTAAGGCACCATTAGCATCAACAGGATCTAAGTAGTTATTCTTGTTACGGATAAGTTCAGTTAATTCATTATCAACTTCCTTCATGCCTTCAGACATTAGACGACTGAATGTATTACGAAGACCGCCCATAGGAACAGCACCGTTGATCATGTTGGCAGCAAACCTATTTGCAGCTGCTCCGTTACCAGCCATGATGTCACCCAAAGGTTCCACCTGAGCCATCAATGAACGATCAGTAACTGCACTAGCCAGGATATAACCCATCTTCTCGATCATCTTCTCACTCTGAGCAGTGCTAATAAGATCAAAGTTATCTCTGATATCAGCCACAATAGAGACCCAATCTCCAATTGGTCCTAACCATTCATAACTATGCCACTTACCATCTAAACCTTTATAGGTCTTTGATGTCCATCCGTTATCTGTACGGACACGTTGACGTTCTTTGTCCCAATGTCCAGTGCCACGTAGACGATCCTCTGAGAACATTGTAGAGATACCTACAGTAGTTAGAGATCCAACAGCTATACGGCCTTTAGCCTCCCTTCGCATTTGATTGAAGGTCTGCATTGCATTCTCATCAAAGGTAATACCTTTCTTTGAAAGTACTTCCTGTACATGTTGTAGAGGTGGCTGGTCTCCATACTTCACTAGATCCCAGAAGTCCTTAGATACCATGCCTAATGGACTGTACTTAGCAAACATACTTAGTACGTTGATAGAAGTACGTGGGAATAGAAGGATAGGTTTCAGCCAGG